TGTTAACAACATTGGTTAATGTACCCCATGTTTCATTTTGTGTTCCACCATATTTAATATATGATCCATGGGTAACTGGTGAGCCAGGAATTGCAGAAACAATATCGATAAAACTTGGGCATTCAACTGGATCTCTCCATGTTGTTGATGAAGAAACCAAGTTATCAACATATGCTTTAGAAGCTGCTGCTGTTGCAACTGATGGTGTTGTTGGTAAACCTTTGACTTCACCACCACCAGAAAATATTAAGTTTGCTGCTGAATTCATTGAATCACCAGAAACATTAACATATGTTGAATCAACTAAACTTGTAATATCAGCAGCTACAACTGCAGTATTTCCTGTTACACGACCATAGCTATCTAATGTTACTTTAAGGAATGTACCTGATGAAGCTTGTGAAACAGTTGCTAAATCCAATGTTGGGTTACCAGATACACCATCACCATTTGTTACTGTAATACGTCCAGAATCAGCAGTTGCTATTGAACGTTGTACCCATGTATCAGATGCACTTCTAACAGCAATACCAGTTGCACTAAGTCCTTCTAATGCTGCTAAGTCATTAGCTAATGCAAATGTTGGGCTACCACCAACACCATCATTATTAGAAATTGTAATACCAGCTGCAGGTTGTGTTAATGAACGAGTTGTCCATGTACCTAAACCTGTTCTAACAGCAATACCTGTTGAAGATAGAGCTGCTAAAGCATCTAAATCTGCATCATATGCTTGTACACCAGATGCTGAACCTATAGCAACATTAACCCATGTACCTGAAACATATTGCAATAAATCATTATTAGCTAATTCAGAAAAATTAGTATCATTCATTTCAGCTAATGTATCTACACCCTCAATAGCTGCATCTAATTGTGATAATGCATTTGTTAAGCTTGTTGGTGATGAAATATTTTGGAAACCAGAAAATGCACTTGGTTGGAACACACCAGAAGCATTAACCATTGCACCTAAAGATGTTTCAAGTGCATCAACTTCTGCTTGAAGTGCTGAAGCATCACCACCAGTTGCTAAAGCAACCCATGCTGTACCATTGTTTATATAATACTTATTGTCAGTAGTATTATAATAAATACGACCTGCTTCAGATGCACTAAATACTGGTGCTGAAGATAAACGCTCACAAATAACATTCTGAATTTCGCTCTGACCACCTGAATTTAATACTAAATTACCATTCAATCTCATAATTTTATCCTCCTCTATTTAAAAAATTATATTTGTCTTCTTGTTGCCGTCGTTAATGCTTTAATAGCTGAATTAAAAGCAACAGGTTCAATTCTTAAATTACCTAAATCATAATCTAATATAACAGAATCATCAACATTATCAAAAATAAATGTTCCTTTGTTTCCATTTTTTTCGATTCTGTTTAAATTAAAACCTAAAACTTTCAATGAAGCTGCTAATACAATGTCTTGTGTTTGTATTTGTTTTCCTGCCATTTATAAATTTCCTTGTGTTTATAATATATCTTATGAAATATATTTATAGATATTTATAGATTTTTATATAAAAAAAATAAAAAATCAGAACATAATTAATATTGCTCTTCCATCTTGCGGTTGAGAAAAAGTAATAGTTAAATTATTATTATCAATTAAAGATATCCCATCTGATAAAATAACGTTATCAGACATATCATAAATTGTTATTTGTATTCGTTTTGTTCCACCATTATGATTTATGTTCCATATTAAAGAAGGAGATGTTTGAATAAATTCAAAACCAGAACATACTGAAGAAATGTTAGGAATTGGAATTCCTTTAATTTCTCCAGAATCTTTACCTAATATTTCACCATCATTTAATTCTATAAAATGTAATTGACGTGGACCCGGTCCTCTTCTAACAGCAATGGTTTCCTGATTTGGATCATTTGGAGTCCATGGACGACGTGGTAATTCAGTCTGAATAAAATCTTCAAATGAACTCATTATTCAACCTCCTGTATTTCTAATATCAGAGTACCCGTAGTATTAGCACCGGCAAATGTTCCATCTGATATCCATAAATGAGTTCCATTTACATCAAATGTTCCACTCGCTGAAACAATAGTATACCCTTGGAAATGATCACCAGTATCAAAATAAAGTGTCAAATTACTATTAGTTCCAGAATATTTTGCTATAGTCTTATTAATATCTGTAACATATGTTCCAATAGGTTCAAATCGAGAAAATGCTGGATATGTTATACTACGATTTAAAAATCCACCAACTATATAATTTTGACCAGATGTTATAGTATTTCCAGATACTAATGCTTCATTTATAATTGAAGATATATTGAATGAATTATTTCCTTTAGTATCAGAATCATGAATTGTTATTGTTCCTGTCCAATTCTTTCCACTACCAGTAAATGAAGATAAAACACCAGAAGTTGCTGTTAAAACTGGTGGACTACTCAAATTCTGTGATGACACAATATTAATAGTATAATTATTACCAGAAGGTGAAGAACGTAATCTTAGTGGAGATCCACTTATGCTTATTGATATCGTCGGTTGTGAATTTGCTATTTTAACCAACGTTGATGCTGTTGATACTGCACCATTTGATGCTCTTGTTGCTGTTATAGTATAATTAGTACCACTATCAATATATGAACCACCAGTTCTAGTTACTGTTTTTGATACAGTATACGTTGTTGGTGATGCTATTGAAATATTTGTACCACTATAAACAACAGATGTATGATTTGTTACTGTACAAGTTACTGTTGCACTTTCTGAACCTTTTAATGCTCCTTGACCTGGTGGATATGTAACAGTAAATGAACTAAATGAAGGATATATCTGATCAAGTGTTATTGGTGAAGATGAAAATACTGGACCAAATGTTCCTAAAGAATTATGTGCTTTAGCAGAAACATTTTGTAAACCTGATAATCCACTAACAACAAAAGAACCAGAAAATGTTTTTAATCCTGGGCCGCCAGAATCATTTGCGCCTAATGTCATAACTGTTGTTGATGAAACAGCACCACCAGCAATTAATTCTAAATATGTTGCTTGATTTTCAACTGTGCCGGTAACGTTCATTATATCGCCGGCCTTAGCTGCTGTTTGAGAGCCAGGATATGGACCAACAGTTAATGAATGTATTATAGGACCAGGTCCAGCTCTGATGATATTAACCGAAGTGTTAACTCCTATAGATGATGAAACATAAACTGTTCTTGAAGAAGTTACTAAGATATCTGCATAACCTATAAACAATCGTTTATCTGTTGGGTGTTCAGATAATATGGCATTTACAGATGGACCAGGTATTGTATCAACAGAAACAGTTGGAGAATAAAATGTAGAATTTCCTTCTACTAATAAATGTATTCTAATTGCATCTACATCTGTTGTTGCTTGAGAAATAACAGCATTTGCTGGAATAGTTCCTGTAACATATTGTTTATTTCCAACAATACCACTTGTTGTTGGAGTAACATCTATTATGAATAAACCTGCAGATGATCCACCACCTCCACCGCTGCCAATTAATGATTCTAAAGCATCTAATACTTGTTGAACATTTGTTGTTCCTGGGGCATATGATGGTGGAATAACAGAAATTTCGGTCGACGCATGTTTTGTTGTTGTACTTGGTGTAATATGTAATGATATATCATTTTGTATGTTTGAAACTAATGTTGATAATGAATTAAATGATAATTCTAATGCTGATATATCTACACCATCAACAAGACCAGAAATATTTATATTTCCAATAATATCTATATCTGTTGATACATTTAATTTTTTAAGATATGTATTTCCATCTTTATCAATTTTGAATATTATTGGTCCACCAAGAACATTTTTAATAGAAACTAAATCAACTAATGGACTATTAAATTCCGGTTCTATTTTTAATGCTGTTGTTATTGATGATGCTGGTGATATACGCCAATGATCAGAATCTTGAATAATTGAATCAACAAGCACTGAACTACCAGCAACTTCTAAGTCACCGGTTATTGTAACTTTTCCTGTTTCTGAATCTATTTTAAAGAATATAGAATTATTAGTATCATCATAAATAATTAAATCGCGTCCAGTAATTAACTTTATTGATGCGTTATTTGATGAATCAATACTATTATTATAGATTGTTTGAAGATTTAATGATGATCCACCCGTTGTTGATGTTCCATCTTCTAATATGATACCAATTCCATTAACGGTGAAACTTGGCCATGATGTTCCACCAATATTAATTATTGCACCATCTTGTATTTGTTGAATTAAACCCTGGTTATTTCTAAATAATGGTTTTATTGACATAATATAAATATTTCCTATATGTTATAATATTATTGGTGACATTAAATTCAAATAAATTGTATCATAATCTTGCACAATCCCAATCTGTTGTGAAATTCCCATTGGTGGAGGTGTTAATGTTACTTCACCGCTAGGACCACAAAACAGAGGTTTACCAATATTAGATGCTGTCCAGGACCAATGTTCATTTGTTATTCTACCATGAGTTATTACACGTCCTATTTCATCTAAGTATAAATCTTCTAAAACTATTCCATTTACTTGCTTATCAACATTTAAATGTGATGCAAGTGAAATTTTATCAGGGCCAGTAAATGATACTAATGAATATTTAGGTATATATTCATTAGCCATTGCATAAACAATTTGTGCGTCAAATGAAACAGATGAAGAAGAATTTCTGCCAACTATGGCATGTTCAGATGTTGTGAAAAAAGTTCCATCAGAATGTCTAAGTGGTTTATTATCTTTACCAAAGACTATATATCCAGGATCACACGGTGTATTATTTAAACCAACTTGTGATCCAACTGAAAATGGATTAAGTATTGCACTAGAATCATATATTGCTGCAAATACTCTAAGTTTTACTACCCATTTAGTTCCATTCCAAACTTTCATCTGTTTAGTATTTAAATCAAACCAGTGTTGATCAATTGCGGGTGAATTTGGCGTAGATGCTGTAACTAAAAGTGGAAGTAATGTAAAATTACGTGAAAGACTTCCATCTAATAAATTTATATCCCAATATAGATATTGGGTCTGACCAATTGGGGACACTGGTCCCCATGCTTTAATAACTGTTTTATTTTCTTCTATTAAATAATCAACATCTCCATGTGCAAAATTTATTATAGTTGGATCTGGTTGAACCATTAAATCTATATAGTCACCTGATAAACTATGTTTTTGTAAAAATACAGGATTATTAGCAATATCTGTTTGGTATCTTACTAGACCCTGTCTAAAATTTAATTTCACTAAATACTCCTATATATAATATTTTTTATTAAGTTATATTTAATTATTTATAAAATAATTACATTTATTTAATATTACTAAAAACATAAACAGATGATCCACAATCAAATGATTTAATAAACCCTTTTGAAATCATTATTTCGTCTTCTGTTAAGTTTTTATCAAAATTTTCATTAAAATATTTTGTTAACAGTTTTCTTTGTGTTTGATATCTAGATAAAGAAATATTATTTTTTACCCATCTATAGTTTGGAGGTGTGTTATGAGAAAAAGTAAAACCTAAAGAAGTATAAAAATGATTATTAAATGTAATTCTTCTATCAGCATAAGATATAACAGATTTAGGATTTATATTTTTTAAAAATTCGTTAAATAATCTACTTGCTGCTCCAGAAACTGTAATTTTATTTTTTACACAAAATCTAGATATTTCATAATCATATTTTTTATTGAACCTACTTTTATTAAATGTCATTGCCGATAATATTTCATCATTATCATCTAATAACACACTACAAAACATATATGGAATATATCCTTGTAAATGATTTTGATTTAAAAATTCTTTAATTTTATTTTTTTTATCATAATCAAAAATTAAATTTAATTTTCTAGCATAAAATTTAATATCAATAAGTTTTAGTTTATTTAATATAATCGATTCTATTATATTTCTTTTATACAACCATTCATCATCACTAATATGAATTAAGTTTATTCCTTTTTCATACGCATACGTACTTTTATCCAAATGATATGTTGGTTCCCTAAATTTTTCTGAATGCCAATAATTACCATTTAACTCTATTCCAATGTTTAAATCCGGTAAATAAATATCAACTTCATATGGCGAAATAGTTGTTCTATTATTTTCTAAAATTTCACCAGAATAAACGGATTTAATAAATTCAACTAAAGATTTTTGAAGTAAATTTTCATTTTTAGGATGACATATTATACATCTAGGAGATGTACCATTATAAAAAGAATGTTCAAATTCATTTCCACAAAAAGAACATTTCCATTTAGTTAATGAAGTGTTTATATATTCATCTTCTGTTGATATAAGTTCATATTGTGTTGAAAAAATTTTTAATGATTTAAAAAAATTGCGTTTTCTATTTTCTATAGATTTAAGAATTGCTAATTCTTTAAATGTTTTACCAGTAATAGGATCTATAGATTTTAGTTTGTTTTCACGTTTTATTGCGGCAATTTTTGCAGACGATAACCCATTTTCTTTAATAGCTGTAAAAGTCTTTCTTTGTTTTTCATATGCTGCATCCCATATAGAAGTTCCGTCTTCTAAAAAAGTTGACTTTTTTGTATTGATTATTTTTTTCACTCTATCTTCATGTTCTTTTTTAGTCATTTTTGAAAAAATTTTCTTAGCTGCACGTTGATATCCAGTTAATCCATCTTCACCTATTTTATTATTAGCATTTCTAACTTTATCAATTCTAGATTGAGATAATGTATTTCCTGTTTTAGGATCAATCTGCTGACGTTCATATTGTTTATAACATTTAAGTGAACATGTTAAAGAATAAGAATGTTTAAATTTTATTTTTGCTGAACATATAGGACATAATGGTGGATTTTGAATATTATTTTTTATAACAAAAATTCTTTCAATAATCGATGGATTAAATTGATCTAAAAAAGATGTTTTTTCTTTTATTTTTTCTAGTAATGGAATATTAGATTGAAGTATTTTTGAATAATTAGGATTTATTTTTTCTTTATTATTTTTAATATAAACTATATTATGTGCTATTAAATCATTTTTTAACATAAAAAATAAAAAATCTCCAATTGAACTTTACATATATTTATGTTTTATTCAATTGGAGAAAAAATATTATGAAATTTTTTAATTAAACAACACTAACAGTTAAAGTATAAGTAATAATTAATTCTCTATTTGCTGTTTTTTCTATTGGTGAAAATATAATATGTGATAAAAGTAAATCATCACCAGTTTTTAAACCTAATTCATCAAATACAAATGGATCTTCCATATTGTCATTACCATCACCACCATCACTATAATCTTGTCCGGATGGTTCATTTGCCGTCAATGTAATAGTTGTTGTAACAAGTGATGTTGTTACTGGTAATGTTCCATATGTTGCAACAACACTATTTCCTACTGGTGCTGGTCCAGCTTCATCAACTATTTCACTATATGTTTCATTATAAATGTCTGTATCTGTTGGATTAACTCTTGGTGGATTGTAAATTACGTCACCATTAGAATCAATGGTAGTACCACCATTTCCTAATGAAACTTTATAAATTTGATAATTTGGTTCATTAGCCAATCCTCTAGCTATTGCTTTACCCATATTATAAGCATGAATAGCGTTATCTTTATCTAAAAGAATTTCTCCAGTATTTTTATCAATGATTTTAACATGACCTTTAACATGTGTTGTAAATATATCTTTTGCCATTTTTAATATTCTCCTAAACCTTTTTAATATTATATTATGTTTTATTTATTAAAAATTACACAGTTATTACTATAACATAATTTGTTAAATTAACCGTCAATGTTAATTTAAATGATGAATATATATTTGGGCCAGCTGCTATAGGAACAGGTGTCACGACTTCTAAAACATTCTGATTAATTAAATCATCTAATATGATAACTGTTGGTGCCATTCCTAATCCTGGTGAACCTTTATAATCTACAGTTACATTTTTTATAGATAATGTTGTTCCTATATCACTTCCTGTTACTTTAGCATATGCTAATACAGTTGTTCCTGGAACAGGATCTATCAAAGGATGACCATATAAAGGATTACTTGGTGTTGTCAATGACATTTGAGGCATCATAACAATTGCTTCAATATTTGTTGCTAAACTATCAAAATTATCAGAATCAAATGAATTTATATCAAAATTTGATGGTGCTTGTTGTGAATATAAAACGAATGATTCACTAATATTTGTTAATGAAGAATCACCATCGTTATTATATGGTGCATAAGGGTTTTGAGTAAAATTATCATAAATTCTAAATCCAGCTGGGGCAGAAGTTATAAGTTCAATAAGTTCTGAATAATCATAACTTGATGGTGGATTTATTATATTATAATAAGATTCTAAATCATATGGCTCAATATCATATCCTGCTGGTAAATATGCTTTTTCTCCGATTTGAACATTTAATGTATCATCTAAATATGAAAAATCTACTATTCCATAAAATGAAATTTCATCATTTATTTGAACATTTAGATTATCTGACATTCTATAACTATCAGCAAACTTAATTTCATCTGTTATTGTTGTAGCTACCCTATTATTATGCGTTTCTTCCTGATGAACACAAATATTAAAACCTGTATTAATTGGTAAAAATTGATTAATAAAGTTTTGATCAAATTCTATAACATATCCATCATTGATAATTTTACCAACTTTTGTAATTGAAGGATATGTTGGATGAATATTATCTAAATTTAAATTAGTTTGAAATTCTTTATCTGGAAAGAATATACCATTTCCATCAGTATAAAATGGAATACTAGAGTGTAATGGATCCCATTGGTTACCAAATTCTACCGGATAATCTGATGGATCAGAAAAACTTATAAAGATTTTATCATATTTTGTTGTATTAATTTCAACTTTATCATTTAAATTATGAACAACACTATCAATACTTATGACATCAGAACCAGAAAAAACAGTATTTCCAAATATTACTTTATGCTTACCATAATAAAGATCATATTTGTGTGTTAATATTTCAAATGAGTGTGTTTGACCTGGAATTAATGTTCCAGATATTTCAAATGATATATAATCATCATAATATGGAACATTAAGAGTTGCACCTTTTAACATTCCACGAACAGAACTTTCAACACTAATTGTTGTTGGTGTTAATACTCTTAATTTAATAATTTCACTAATTGCATCAAATCTTGGTTTCTTTAAAAATGAAATATTAGCTAATCCATTTAATAATAATGGAACATTATATGTTGTAACTATACTACCATTCAAGAAATATTCTGGTTCTTTAAGAGTAAATGCTATTAAACCATTATTATAAGGAACACCAATAGATGCTGGTTTTTGCATTCCTGAAATTGATCCGTGTATCAAATAACTTGGTCTAGGATCAATAGTGTAAAAAGTATAAAATTCTCCAGGTTCAAATACGTAATCACCAGAATATATAGTAAAACTAATTAAACCATTGTTATATGTTTGATTAACATATGCATTTGGTTGTATACCAGAAACTGATCCAACTACGCTAAATTCGGTTGCAGATATAGCTGTTATTGTCCAAGATTGTGCAGGACAATTCCAAAATACTATTGGATGTAATGTAATAAATGGTGCTGGATTAACAACTGTAAAATAAAAAATATCTAATCCAGGAATTGCTTGAAACAATGGATTTGTTGTAGATATAGTAAAACTTATAATTCCATTATTATATGGAACATTTAATGTTGCATTTGCTGTTGGACCTGAAACAGAACCAACAACAGAAAAAGTCGTTGGTGATATTGCCATGACGGTCCATATTTCAGATGGGGCGTCATTATCAACCAACGTAAAATTCAAATTAACAAGATCAAAACAATGACGTCTATCATCATAAAGTTCACCAGCATTATAACCACCTGACACATAATAATTATCATTATCTGGACCATCTGTTACACAATCTATATCATCACCACCACTATCATAATTCGCTAGATCATAACCCCAATAATAGTGATCATCTATACCTAATTGTCCAGTAACAAAAATTGGTCTTGTATATGATATAGGATTTATTTTAATAAATGACCATATTTCATTTGGTGCTGATGGATTAACAGCTATACCTCCGTGTGGTCCTGGAGCCCAATTAGGTGTATTATTCCATGGTGTAAATGCTTTCCACCAACTAAAACCTGAATCATAATGGATTTTTTCCATCCATTGACGCTCACCTAATTCTGTTCTCATTTCTAATGAGAATATTCCTCGACTTACATAATAATCTAATCCCTCTATTTTTGGAGAATTATTAACTTTTACCCACTTTTCACCATCATTATCAGGAACATGATAAGTACTATGAGTATTAGATAAATTGATTACTTCTGAATCATGATCAATAACACCATCATATAAATTATGACTATCATCAGAATCATATCTAGGACGAACTACAGGAGCTGGCAATCTATATAAAACTCTATTACCATCTGAATAATATTCTGTGCACCAAATACTTGATAATTTTATTTGTATTCTATGTTGATCTAATATTTCAACATTTAGATCATCATCGAAATGATATTCTTCAATTACTTCAGTTAATTTTGAATGGTATGGTTTTATATCTAATATATAACCAATTAGACCTTCAATATAATCTGAATTTTTTAATCTTTTAGTATTCATCATATTCACTCGGTAATATTTGTTTCATAACTCTAATAGAATACGCTGATAATCTTGATGTTTTAAATATATCTGTCATTTCATAATTATTTGCTAATGCATCTTCTAGAACAGCAAAAAATAATTCATTAATTTGTTCTGGTTTACCTTTTTGCCAAATTTTTTCCATAGTAATTCTTGTGTTTGATGGTGATGAGAACCAATTATCTTTGTCATTAAAATCAATAACATCCTCTAATGTATCAGGTATTTTTTCTCCTAACCCATTATCTTTTAATAATTTAGTATTTAAAATTGTATTCATTAATGATTTTATGACTAATGATTTTTCTGCAAAAATTTGATCTTTGCCAAAACCATATCTAGTAAATGTTGAATGTCTTTCATCATATTCTTTTCTAAATAAACTTGGTAATGTATTACCAGATTTATCCTCACCACATGCAGAATCAACTATTTTATCCCATAAAATTCTTGGTATTTTATACTTCTGACCTGGACGAATTAACATCCATTCTACATGTTTATTTTTAAGGTCAAGATCATTTGGATCATCACGTAATGCGAAATCCTTTGTAAATCTTAATTTATAACTATTTTCCTTTTTAATAAATCTTCCAATATTTACGATAGATATAGCATTATATCTTGTTGGTAATAAATCAGAACCTAATAATTTTTCTGGTAACATCTTTTGAAATGTTATAAATTCAGATGGACCATATTTTAATAATTTAATAATTTGTTGAACAGACAATTTTTTACCTTGAGCATTTGTTGTTTTATCTGTTACCCAATAATAATATTTATTACCAATAATATTTCCATTCAAGTCACGTTCGGGAATAACAACATATTGATAATCAACTTTATACTGTCTTTGTATAGATGGATTATCTATAATATCTGGATTAAATGATAATTCCGAGTCTGATGGAATATAATGTTTATGTATACCTATAACAGTATGACCTTCTCCTGGTAAATTTAATACTGTTACAGTATTACCTGATATATTATAAACAGATCTTGGCTGTAAAATTCCATTTATATAAATTGACAATCTATTAATATCAATTGGTTCTGAAAATGTTAGTGTTGGAACTGTTCCTCCAGTTATAATTTTTACTTTTTCATTTTCTAATGATACCCAATTAGACCATTCATAATTATATTTTTCTATTTCTGTGCCATTATTTAATATAAATTTATTAGATTGATATGATTTAACACGATCTATAAATGTTGATGTAATTTGTGTTATAGTTTTATAATTACCAAAGATTGGATTCCAGCTATTATTAGGTGCTAATAAATCTGCACTTAATTCATCAGATGATGGATCTCTCCATGAAACCCATCCATACTGTAATAAATCATTCGGATCATTGCTAAATTCTGTAATTCCTGTTGGCATATCTATAGTAACTTCACCTGTTATTGTTTGACGCACGTATATATTATGTGCTGTATTTCCAAGAGCAGAAGCGACAACAGAAGCATTAATTACTGGTGCTATAGCGGTTTCTGCACTTAATTGTAAACCAAATAAATCAAAATCTAAAAATATTACAGTTCCAATAGGACTTGTTATATTATTAACTTGTATTCGTTGAGTTAAACCACTTGCAATAGCAGTCATTCTAACATAATATATTCCACCGTCAACTTCATTAGAAAGAACTATTTTACCTAAACAATCTGATTTAATTTCACTTGTTGGCGACTTGTTTATTGATATAAAATCAAATGCTGTATGTGGTACAATAATAGGTGAACTAATAGATGTGTCAGAACCTAACATATAATCAATATCTGATCCTACTATTATTTCACCGTCTGGTATTTTATCTGTTAATTCCCATGCAGACAATAACATTCCTGGTTCAACACCGTAGTCAGAAAATTGACCAGTTTCTAAAACCAATGTTGTATTTCCAATTACACCAGATGTTATATAAAGTTTACTAAAAAATGAAGATACAAATACTGGTGGAGGAGCAGATGGATTCTCAGAATATGACCATGCTATTGGTCTAGCCTTCCAAATTCTGTCACGATAATAATATTCTTTTTTAGCTGCTTTTCCAGATGCTTTTACTAAAGGATCAATATTTGCATCTAATTCTTGTATTTTAGCTAATGCATCATATTCATTTGGTGGAATATCTGATTTAATCCATTCATAAACATCAATCGATGCATAATTTGCTAAATTACCCCAACGTGCATGTTTTTGATCTACATTTGAAAAATCAGAATATGGGATATAATCTAAATTTGATGTATCCCACCAAATTTTACCTACTTCTCTATTTCCCCATGAATGATATGGATTATAATTTGGATTACCAACAATTTTTGTGGAATAATTATATTTTGCTGGGTCCACATTTCCCTTTATATTAATACATTCTAATGCTGAAGTTTCATGCGCATCCATTAATGGATGCCATATTCCTATATCTGTTATTACCGTTTTTTCTTTATAATCAATTAATTTAATTGGATTAAATTTTGGTTTAGCTGGATTCATACCAATAATTTTATAATTCCCAACAATCTTAGCTTTAATTATTTTATTAAAGATTTTATATAAACCAATGCTAAATGTAAATTGATCTCCTGAATTAAATGGTACTGTACCTTTTGATATTTTTATAATGATATGTTCATAATTAGTAGGAGAATAATATTCATCAATATTAAAATTTCCAACAATTATTGGTGGTGAAATTCCAATTTGTGCAGTAATGTTAAATGTAGTAGCAGACGTTGCTGTTATTGTCCATATTTCTGGTAATTCATTATTGTAATCGATACTTTTTCTTATTTGAACAGGTCTAAGTTCAATTTCACCATTTCCAAATCCAGAATAATTTATTGCTGGTATTTCAAATTGCATTTCACTAAAGAATGGTAATTCAAAAATAGTATCAGCTGAAATTATATTAATATTGAATTCTTCTGTTTTCTCAGCTATAAAATATTGATGTTTATCTAAATCATCTAGTGTCATCCAACGATTTTCATCATTTTTTGCAATAAATTTAAATCCTGGTATTAATTCAGAATCAATATTATATTGTGGGTCTTGAGATTCAAATTGAAATCCTGTAACATTTAATTGAGTATCAGATGGGTGAATTTTTAATTCTGGATATGTTACAGTTCTAGCATCACCATATTCTGCTATTTTATATGCCCAATATTCATCTATAAATGCTTGTTCAAATTTTTTAGAATTAAGAAATGCGTCAAGAGCAGTGTTTGTTCCTTTAGCCTGAATTAATCCTCTCCAAAAATTAAATTGTGACTTATCTGAAACATCTAATAAATCAAAATATTTCTTTTTATTATATCCTAATAATGATAATGCAAATTTTGCACTAATATCATTATTTGTTACTTTTTCAGCATCATAATACTGACCAAATTCTGAAACATGTGTTTCTAAATTCTTAATTGTTTTATTACCATTTAATACGTATCCACCGAATGATGGACGCATGCTTCTAATTATTTGTTTTTGTCCTGATAATAAAATTCTACTAATATGTGCTCCAATAAATGGATCAAATATTAATCCTTTTCTATATGCTTTGTCTATGTAATTATCAAATAAAATTATATGTTCATATTCATCTACTGTTATATGTAGACTAAATATTGGTATTTTTGATATTATTTCTGTAATATCATCTTCACGAGTTATTGATATATCATTTATAGAAATAATATTACCTAATATATCAAATATAAGTGGATCAACCAAAATATCTGAAAATTTATTTTGACGTAATGATGAAACTATTCCTGTTGGTGTTTCAAACCACACTTTATTAATAAATGGATTAAGAATATGACCTTGACCTACTAACATTCCTGAATAAACCGCATCAATGAATTTTTCTATTTCTAATTGCCAATTAATTGTTCTTCCTGTTACTTCATCTATTTCTGGTTTATCAGAATTATTAAATCTCCAACCATCTTCTTCTAATAATTTTACATATCCATATAAAAAATTCACAACATTTTGAATGCCTGTTATTGTAAATGGTACAGTTTGTTCAACTACGTCTAAACTATTTTGGTATATTTTCCATTCGGCTTTTGTATGTTCTTTATCAAGTGCATTAAATGTTTGATATGGACCATTTGTATCCAAATTATAATATTTTATAATTGGATGTTTTGAATTATAATGTTCAATTCTAAATACCCAATCTTTTCCATGATCTTTATTATAATTTGGGTGGGATGTATCTGTAATTTCTTCATCAACTGGTACAATTGTACCATCACTTTCCATTTTATTATATCCAATTTGAACTAATTGTATACGAATTGCATTCAACCACGTATCACGTGTATTTTTGTTGATTTTTAATAAGACATTAAATGACGTTTCTGGAAATGTATATTTATCAGACTTTATTATTATGTTATCCGTTCGTATTAATCCATCCATTCTATTTCCAAGTTTAACATCCCAACCTCTAAACATAACAGCATTATATGTATTATTGACATCTGTTGAATTATATCTTAATAATTGTGTATAATATTGTGCTAAGCCATAAATTTTATAAATTGATGCTGGTTTAAATGAATAATTTGCTGTTAATGGTGTTAATTCTATTTTTATAATATCATCTATTTCAAAACCTATACCTAAATCTTTAATAGAAAAATTATTAAAAGTTATATTTCCAATTACATTTGAATATGCTGGTCCATTACACTCAATAAATTCATTTGTTGATTGATTATTAATAAAAATCTCAAAAATTGAACCAGTACTTAATAATGACACACATTTTAATTCAACAATGTTATTAGCTATTGATGTTATTAATCCACTAACGTTTGTTAAAATATTTCTTTCTGATGGAGATTTTATTTCTTCACCATGTAATGTGAAATTTTTATGAGATATTCTTTTACCTATTTGTCTATTTAATGCTAAATTATTAATTACAATATGTGGGTTTCTCCATGTTAAATTTAAATATGTAATTGGAGATATTTTAAAATTAGTTCTATGTTTTCCATAAGCATATTCTAAAGATTTTTTCCATACTATTTCAACAGGACCATTATCACCAAAAGAATATGGTGCATCTGTTGATGGAGGTAAAGTTGTTAAAATACTTTCATTAGATGTAAATTCTGTTGGAGATACATATGGAGGTAATAATTCATCTGTATGAACATTGACACAAAGTGCATACGTTCCAATTTGTGATTTAATCCACGTCCACATATTTTCTGACCATAATCTATATTGTTCAAAGATTAATACGTCAGTTCCAACTAATCCAGTTGTTGTTAATACCCATACAGTATTTTTCCATTCATAACCAGAAGAAACAGCAACATTTGTTTCTATTGGTGGAATTGTTCCAGTTTGCATGTCAGTTGATCTTGTCCATATACCGTTAGATCCAGTTCCCGGATAAACAACAGTATAAATGCCATTTTCTTTTGGATTTACTTGACCAACAAGTAATACTCTATCGTTAATAGATAATAAATTATTATCAATAACGTTAGGTAATGCTAATAAATTAACATTTGATGTGGAAACATAATTAACAGGTTGAAGCGGTGAAATATTTGGTAATGAAACAGTTGAAGCAAATTGCGTTCCTGGACCACCAATAGAAATTGCACCAGTATCCCAATCTATAGGTTTGGTATTTTGACCTACTAATTTCCATGGTTCTAAATTTGGTCTACATGTTTCTAAAGAACCAGGAATCAAAGAAAAATGTCTTTTATAAATATCAAACCATCGCGCATTAATAGAAGGATCACTATTTAATAATGATTTTGTTGGAGATATAACTGATGGATTAGTAAATTTATAATTCCATGTAAATGGATTTGTTGATATATAATCCGGTGCATACATGTCATACTTGTACTTTGCAGCATATACTGCTAATTCATATTCCTGGTTTGGTATATATTCTGGTGCACTTGTAATAATAGTATTATCAACATCAATTTTTAATGGAATATCTTTAGGAATTCCATTATATAAAATAGTTTCTACTGTTAGTAATAAATTATTAACTATAAGCTGAGTATCAACAATTTTCCAAGCATCAATTACGTTTGTATGAATAATCCATGCTGATCCATTCCATCGTCTTAAATTTACAGTATCAAACCAGAAATCACCAATTGATGGTATACCTGGGGGTGCAGCAGTCGTATCGGATTTAACAGCAAATAATCTTAATTCTCCATTAGTTGAATTAAACCATAATTGATTTTTATATGATGGGAATGATGGAACAGTTGGTGAAAATACACCAGGCACTTCATTTCCATCTGATCTTTTTACAGACAATCTTGTTAATTTTCTATCAAATTCTATATCTCGTTGATAAATTGGTGATCTATGTCCATCATGATGAATTAATACATATATTCCTAATTCATTATCAAATGTTATTTTTGGTACTACGCCATTTAATAATCCTAATTGTGGAAGAGTTGGACACCAATTAGTTATTGGTGATGTACTATCAAAAAATACTGATTTTAAATCTGATCTATTTTTTATACTATCTACATAGTCTTGAAATAATGACAATATTGGGGCACTATTAGGATCTAATAATGGTGGTGTAGGATTTCCTTTTTCTGTTATGTACTTAAATAAATTTTGATTTATATATTCATATAGTGAATTTATTGCTTGTAAATATGAACTTTCAGCGAAACTCAATATAGATAATGGGCTAAGCCCGTTTTGTAGCATTAATGAAATAAACAAATTAAATACATTATTAAAATATTTTATATTTCCACCTAATCCATGATTGTGTGGAATATTTCTATAATTATTAGGACCAGAATTTGATCCATTGAAATTCAACTGAGCACCAATTATACTCCTAAAATGATTTGTTAAATCTCCTTGACCAATTTCTAATCTATTTTCATTTAATGGATTAAATTTTAATTGATTTGGATTAATCCAAGTACCGACTTTATTGACATCAGCAGCAGCACCACCTGGAAAATTTATAACATTTCCATCATTATCCTCATAAACATATCTCGGAATTTCTCTATTAATAACCCTGAATGTTATTTTATCACCGACTATAAATGGTGTTGAACCAGAGCTAAGTGTAAAAGATATTATACCATTTGAATATGGAACATTAACATAAACATCAGGTTGAACACCAGATTTTGTACCAGATATTGAAAATACCGTAGGTGATTTTGCAACTAATGTCCAAAATTCAGATGGAGCATTTGAAACAGATGTTAAACCTACTATTGTTCCATTACCAAAGCACGTATATATTGGTGTAGTAGATACAGCACTAGATGGACCTGGAACCCAAATACTTTTTAAATTTCCAGATTTTTTATAAAATAAAATTCTACTATCGGACCCATTTTCTAATAAACCTTGACAAAAAATAAAATCTGCATTAATATCTCTAACAATTCTTCTTTGAAGAAATTGATTAATTTCTGCAGATGTATCTTCTTTATAGTAAAATATAGAGCTAACGAATCCGCTAAACGTTCCATCTAATCTGTATAAATTAAAAAGTGGAAGTTGATTAAATTGTGTTTTTGACTGAGTATATGAAATTCCATTTCCAGGATATGTTGGATCACCATTAACATCATATGCATTATTTAATTCTAAATCATTATCATATTCTATGATAGGAATATTTGCTCTAATTACTTTAGATAAATCTAAACCTCCTGGATAAGATGGAAGATCATCTTTATGAACCCAATAATTATGAATAGACCAATCATTTGCAGCACCAGGCTGTATTACATAATATTCTGGATCATTGTTTGGATTCCATGGAATAGATGGTGGAGTTGGTAAAGCTTTTGCGACCCAATAATATTCATAAAAATTTGCAAATTTATCTAAATTGATTGGAGGACAAAAATTAAATGTTTGTGCACTACCCCATCTATCAAATTTATCAGTATTAATTCCTAAAATTTTAGCTTTATTTAAAATATCTCTAAATGTGAATGCAAATTCTTCTGCACCAACTTTTGCATATATTGTAGGTATTAAAGAATTTATTTTTTTATCAACAGATGAATATACTATATATGGTCGTATATCATCTGGATTTACTATTTTCTTTCCAGAAAATCCAAAAAGTGGTAATGTTTCTTCTTTTGTTAAAAATCTATTAAACAAATTCCTCATTATTGAGGTATTTGTTTTATTTTTTAATCTTTCTGGGATTAAAGTTGATAAATCTAAATATTTTTTAACGTAGTCCTTTGTCATTTTCACACAAAAAATAGTTATTCTATATTTAAATATTTATAAAATAACAAATTTTTGAAAAAATGATTAAATTTTTTGTCTAATAGCAGTCGGTGTTAATGCCGGAATTATTTCTATATCTTCTAATTTAGCAGCTGATTGCAATATTTCATCTAATCCTGCTTTTACATTAAACAATGAACCAAATGAATTAATAGAATAAACAGGAACTAATACTACAGAAGATATTTCTGTCGGTAATCTTTGATGTATCAATCCCAATAGCTCTGTTGCAAAAAATTCTACTCCAAAATCCCAATTATCAATAGCAAAATAATTATTAATAACTTCTAAAATTTCATTTTTAATTCTTTCATCAGTAAATGTGGCTGTTGGTGCCTTAACAACTCTAAATTTAGCTCTTAATTGAGGCTCTGCTAAACTACCAAATAATAGTTTAATTTTACCAGAATGCATAACAACCGTGTCTGAAATCATTTTATTTTTAAGTAAATATCCATATGTATTTCTTAACTCTAATGGTGTTGGAGGTGTAGGAGCAATATTTGTTAAACCTTTGACATAATCCATCATATTATCATAATATCCTCTCGTAATTATAAATGCATCATGAATATTTGTAACTGAAGGATCAATCATATTTGTATGTGGTGCAAAATGTTGCCACATAAAATCTAATCCCTCATTATCAACACCTTTATAAATTAATCGTCTTCCAAAAGCCACATAATTTGGATCATTTTTATTAATCCATGTAACACCATTATTAAATGATATTTGCGTAGAAACAAAACTACCTTCGTTAAATCTAACCCAAATTGTTGACGATCCATCTATTAAAATTACCCTATCTGGAGTTTCATTATAATATGAATTTTGAATAGTATAAATAGTGTCTGGATCATCTAATTTGAAGTATTCATAAGAATTTTTAGCAAACATTTCAAACTGAAGAATATTATCTGGAATTCCATCACCGCTTAATACAGTTTTATTAAGAATATCTGCTGGTATAATTTCTAATGAATGAACATCTGTTTCACCATTTTGATCTTTAACTGGTCCAATAACATCATAATTTTCATTATGACCGAGAGGAACGCCTAACGTTGTCAAATTCGAACGTAATATTTTTATTTTATCATAAACTGGATTTTTAGTTTGAGAATCAATTATTTGTTCAACTGTATTATACCAAAATTTTGTGTTTTGGCTATAGCATATTAATTTCATATCCCTATGGTGAACATTAAATCCTATAATATCACCAAATCCATCTTTAATTGCTTCTATCCAAATAATCCATGACGCAGCAGAATCGCTTGGGTCATATTCTAATGTATTTGGATTTACAGTATTTGAATTTGTTAATGTAACACCATTAATAATATCCCATTTACCATAAAGATTTAAAGGATAACCAGCTCTTGTAGAAATACTAAAAGTATTAGGAGCAGTATAATTAACATCTAATACGAATGCATCACCAGCTATAAATGGTGTACTTCCATTAGTTATTGTAAAATCTATTGGTGCTTCATTATTTGTTGTTAAATATGGAACTCCAACAACAGCATTTGGAAATGATCCGCGTAGACTTGATGTTACAAATATTGTTGTAGCATCTGATGAAAATTCTAATGTCCATGTTTCAACAATTCCATTTGGTGTACCTGGTTGTAATTGTGGATTTGTTATTAAAACTGGTGGTGTTATTGATCCGTTTCCTAAAGTTGTTTTTGTTTTTGAATATTTTAAACCAAATTTGTCTTGTGCTGAAATAGTTTGAAGACCAGATCCAGAATCACCTAAAGAATTAATTCCATCATAAGTTCTAGGCATTGTATCAGGGTAAATACGACCATCATCAGGAAGGTTACCACCAATACTAAAAGGTGTTACTTTTGCATGTATTATACCACCTATATCAACATATTCTAATGGTTCACCATACCAATGTCTATCTAACATTCCTTGTATTAATGATTTTTCAAGATGTGTTTCTATTTCACCCATTCTATATATGTCACTAGGAGCCATAGAAATGCTATTGTCTTCTATAAATTTACGTCTTGGTAAACTAATAACATTTTCTGTAATTGGTGTAGCAGATGAAATGTGAATTAATAAATTTATTATTCCAGACTGTGATAATAATGGTTCAATAACTTTATCTATTAAACTTCTAGATGAAATCGTTGAACTTATTGTGTTTATTGTTGATGTATAATATAATTGAAGATCATCACCAAATAATTTAATATTTTCATATTGCCCAGATGCATCATTCCAGTCAATATATTTTGGTTGACCTGCAAATGTTCTATTGATAGTATTAAGTTTAAGAATACTAGAATCCTTCAACATATATGTATTATAATCTTGTGCATTGACCATTCTATTTTGGGCATAGTATGTTGTTGGTGCAACTTGACGAATATGATCAATTGTTTCTGTTGGTGAAGAATTCTGTATTGTTGATGTTAATGCTGTAGTTAGAGTGCAAATTTCTGTCGTTCCTAATGAAGATGTATATGAAAATGTAACAGGAACGTTTGTAACTTTATTCTTTTGAATGACTATACTTCTATTAGCAGATTGTCTTATCCAAATATAAAATTTTCCAATTGGTATATCTGAGAAATCACCATCCCCAAAAATAATTTTTATTCTGTCATTTTCTAATGATTCAATTTCATATTTTTTCCTATTTTTATTTGTATTAAAAAATAAATTTTGTTCATTAACAGTTTCAACTTCTTCCCAACGTTCTAATATATTACCATCATTATCAACTCTATTAATCCATACGTCTGTTCTGTTGATATTAATAGGTGTTAATTCTAATGTTCTATTAGGTATAGGATCTTTAATATCATATTCTATTCTACTTAAAGTTCCTTGTTTAACGAACATTAAAAATCCTGTATAATCTGAACCATCACCAATACCATCATCAGAATAAATTATAGACATCTGTGAATTAATATCAGGCATCCTTTCAAATGGTCCATTTTCATCCAAATCAGATGGTACTATTTCCATATTAAATGTTTCTATACCAGTATTCGCAATAAATGGAGATACACCATTTTTAAATGATGTTAGATTGTTATTAAATGTATATAATTGCATCAAAACGTCACCAATTTGAAAAGATTTTTGTGGCTGTCCAAATTTACCGGTTAAAACCCTATTCATTATTAAAAAGAATTGTTCTTTCCATAATGGATTATTTGGATCATTCCAGGTTACAGTAAAATTACTTAAATTATTTCCTTGTGAATCTATAATTTGTTCTGATGTAGTAATACTAGTAATTTTCATTAGTCCTCTAGCTGGGACATTACGTGTCGCTTTATAAGATATTAATCTAGCTAGACGTAAAATATTTTGTTTTCTTTGTGCAGTTGTAATAAAATTTTCATGACTCATTAAATCTATACGATAAGCCAATTGTTCAGCAATATAAGAGAACATTTCTAGAATTGCTATGAATTCTGAACTCTCTATATAGTCATTAAATTGTTCCGGATAATATAATTTAATATATTGTAAAAGAGACTCTTTTATTGTATCGTAATCATAGGAAGCAAAATTGACTTTTTCAAAAGAATTATAAATTTTTTCCCATGTTTCTGCTGAATAAACGTTTCTTAATGCCATAATTTTTATTTTTTAAAAAAATAATTACTTTATTATTTATAGATTTATCTTTAGAAAGTTATTTAGCATATTTTATGTAGTAATGTATATATACATATGTAATCATTAAAATTTTCCTATTTAAAAATGAATATTAAAGAAAAAATATTATCAAAGGTTTTAGATAAAAATAATAATGTAAGTGCATCAAAGTTGCGTTCTTTAGATAAAGAAACAATTGACATTATTAAACAATTATCAAAATGCCCATCAAATAATATAGTTGAGAAATTATATTGGTTAATTAATGATCTTGATGATTATCCCAAAAAATGTTTAACATGTAATTCTCCTATAAAAATATTCTCATCATTTAAAGATGGATATCTTAAATCATTTTGTTGTTTAAGTTGTATGCAAAAACACCCAGAAACAATAAAAAAGAAAAAACAAACAATAAAAAATAGATATGGTGTTAACAGTATTTGGCAGGTAGATTTTATAAAATGGAAAAGAGATAAAACAAATATAGAAAGATATGGTGTTGTTTGTCCTGTTCATAATAATCAAATAAAAGAAAAAGTTAAAAATACATTTTTCAAAAAATATGGTGTCAAAACAAATATTCCATCACAAGTTAAAAAATTCAATAAAAAAAGAATTGAAACACAGAAAAAAACATATATAGAAAATATTATCTTAAAAAATTCAAATATTATTGAACCATTATTTTCAATTTCAGATTATATAAAAAATGATAATTATAAAAAAGAATTATTATGGAAATGCTTAACATGTAAATATGAATTTTATATTCAACCATATGAACATATTTTTTGTCCAAGATGTTATCCTAAATGTAGATCACAATTACAAAATAAAATAGCAGATGAATTAAAAAAAATAAATTTGTCTATAGAACTCGATGTACGAAAACCTTTAGATAATAGATATGAAATAGATATTTTTGTTAGAGATAAAAAATTAGGAATAGAAATAAATGGAAATTATTGGCATTCTGAACTCAATGGAATAGATAAGTTTTATCATAAAAATAAACTAGACTTTGCATTAGAAAATTGTATTACATTATTAAATTTTTTTGAAGATGAAGTATTATATAAACACGATATTGTTTTATCAATGATTAAATCAAAATTGAATTTATATAAAACAATTTATGCAAGAAATACTAAAATTGTTGAATTAGGAAAAAATGAAACAGATATATTTTTAGAAAATACACACATACAAGGAACATGTAAATACGATATAAGTTATGGACTAAATTACAATGATGAAATAGTATGTGTTATTACGTTTGTTAAACCACGTTATAATAAAAATTATGAATGGGAAATAGCCAGATTTTCATCGAAATTAAATACAAAATGTATAGGAGGATTTAGTAAATTATTAAAACATTTTATTAAATTACATAAACCTAAAAACATTATTTCGTATTCTGATAAGCGTTATAGTATTGGGGATGTTTATATTAAAAATGGCTTTAAAAAATCACATACATCACAACCAAACTATTGGTATATGCACAAATCTAATTATTTAATAAGACTTAATCGTCAAAATTTTCAAAAACATAAATTAAAAAATTTATTAACAACATTTAATGAAAATTTAACAGAATGGGAAAATATGAAAAACAATGGTTATGATAGAATTTGGGATTGTGGAAATGACGTATTTATTTTAAATACTTAATTAAGCTGTCGGTACTTCTATTCTTAATGTTTCCCTAACATCAAATTCAATATATAAAAGATCTGCGAATGCAACTATTGCATTATTATCTGGTAAAGATGACACATGTAAATCTATAAGTTTAACTCTAGGATCATAATTAAAAACTTCTAATAAATCTGTTCTAACTATTTCTCTAGTTCTTTCATCATTTGGTTCAAAAACTAACGATGGTATTCTAGTACCAAAATTTGGCATCATTAATCTTTCACCTTTTTCTGTAAAAATATGATTATATAAATCTCTTTTAACTGTTTCTATATTAATGGTAGAAAATGAACCTTTTTCTTCGAAAGCGTGTGATGAAAATCCTTTATAAAAAACCTTTCCCATTATTTCCTCCAATTAGGATTACGTTTATATTTTGATTTTGTTGGTCTCGACCATGGTTCATGCCCTGGTATAATAGATGGTGGATCTGCTTTAACAGCGCATTGAGCTTCTGGACCATTCATATGAATTTGTTTTGCTGTTTCATATAATATTCCTATTACATTTGTGTTATGATCTTTACAACATGTTTCATAAATACTACCACCAGAATATAAATGATAATCTTTACCAGCAGTATATTTTATGTTTCCATCTACTGCTTTAATATTAATATTTTTTTGTGCCTCAATATTAATATCTTTATCTGCTCTAATATTTATACTTTCACTTGATCTTATAGATATATCATCTGCTGCAAATATATGCATATGACCATTTTCGTCTAATTCAATCCATGTTTTACCTTTTGCCGTTGAAATATAAATACGTTCATTTGTATCATCAAATATGATTTGATGACCTGCTGTCGTTTTAAATCGTATTCTACAATTTTTTTCATCATCATTTAATATAATAGCATGATGACCTGGTGTCACAATACAATATGATTGTGGGTCTAAAACGCTTTCATCAACTATATTTTTTGCATATCCTTCTGTTCCATCTTTAAATGTAGCAGCTTGGGCTATCTGACGTTCATATGCACCTCTTGTTTGAGCTTCATCTTTAAGTAAATCATTTTGAAATTGTTCTCTTAAATTTTCATATGCTGGGTTATATTTTTCATAAGATTCATTCCATGGTCCATATGTTCCTAAATCATCTTTATTTCTCCCATTTGGTAAACCTCTATTTTGATGTAAATTAAGCATACAACCAAAATATACTCTACGATTTATATCACCATTAAGTAAGAATACAACTACGCGAGATCCAATCTTTGGAATAGCCCAAAAACCGTAAGAACTGTATCCTTTAATTTCTGATTTTTCTCTACCAACTTTAAAATTTAATGTTGATCCAAAAAATGGACTTACATAATCAGCCCATGGAAGACTTTTTACATCATAAAATTCGCCATCTAATGCAGGGACCCATATTTTACAACGACCCATCTGTTGAGGATCATTTGTATCTTTAACTATCCCGTCATAAATTGTTAAATTAATCATTTTTATTCACCACTATTTCTAAAACTTCTGTATCTAGAAAATATATCTATTGCATTCATTGTTAATTCTTGGGTAAAAACACCATCTTTAAATGTATGATATATATCACTAACATAATACCAACCATCATACCAGTATCTTTTTGCAAAATTATCATCAATTGGTCGACCATACATATCAACATTTGGGGTATTAATATTAATTTTACAAAATAATGGACACAATGCTACATTCATTTCTGGTAATGATGGTGATGTTTTTGTTATTTCAAGTTCTTTCTTTAATGCTTGTTTATAAAGTGTTTCATCACCAACGTTAAATGTATTTTTTTCATTTATTTCAATAACATTTATATCATTAACTTTAACATGCGGTAATACTTGACTATATGATAATGATTTGTTTAATAAATCAGGATTTCCACGAATCGTCATTTTGATATCCTGTGAAGATACACCATGTAAATCACTCATTAAATTTAATGCCTCTTGTCTAGCTCTAGATAAAACTGTATTTTCAACTCCCAATTTTTCAGAATTTCCCTGTTGTATAGCCGCATGTGCAGTCAATTCTAATTGCGTTTTTGTTGCTGTTGTTATAGGTGTATTTTCTAATATTTTATAATTTAATTGCTTTTCATCTATCTTAATATTTTCATTAATTTTTGATTTTTGATCTGTATTTCCTATATCTTTTTGTTGTCTAGAATCTTCAGATAGTTTATCTACATTTTTCAAATATAATACTGCATTATTTACCTTTATATCTAAATTTAAAATGTCAGTATTTTTTCCGGTAAAAATATAATCAAATTCAATAGAATTTTTTGGGGTTCCATCTTCATTAAAAAATGCTGACAATGAAGACTGTTTATTATTTGATGAAGATGCTTTTTTCTTAGATGTTGACAATTCATCAACATCTACTATTACTTGCTCAACTATATCAAAATGAACCGTTATTGATTCATTATCTGATGTAACATATGTCAATGTTTTATATCTACTTACTTTTTTTCCTTTAAGAGCACCATATGACATTTTATGATTAACTTCTAAACACATACTCATAATATTTGATATAATTTCTGGTATCGTGGCTTTAGGACTTAAAGCTAAATATACTGTACCATATTTATCAACAGATATTATATTGTGTTGATTTTGTGCATTTTTCTTTTTTTGTTCAATTCTAGCTTTATTCATTTCATCTAATTTTGTACGAATTTCTGGTTCTGGTACACCATTTTTTCTTAATTTTTCTTGCATATCTAACTTTTCTTGCCTAAAACGCTCTTCATCTTCTTCTTCTTTCTTTTTTTCTTGTTTAATTCTATTATCTTGTTCTTCTAAAGCTTCTAATACTCCTGTCATTAAAAAATCACGCCATTTAGATTTACTATCAGATGATGTTTTATCTGTTTCAATAACATCACCAGGCAAAGTAAACATGTATTGAACAGGTCTACCTATTTTTTTATTTTTTTGCACAGATTCTGGTGATTGCGTTTTTGTATCATTTTCCAAATTTAATTTTTTATAAAATTCTCGTATTTTACGATTTAATTTATTCTGTAATGAATCAAACATTTCACCTAATGTTTTACCACTTATAGTTGATAAATCATATGCAGTATAAATATCAGGAAATGAGAATTTAGTTCCACCATTTAATGGAGCAAATTGTATATAATATGTTCCTCCGATGTGATCAATATTCATTTCTAAATTTACCATAAACATCGGAATTTCTGATGATGTAATTGTTTCTATAGTACCACTATCAGTATGTCCAACAAAAATTGTTTTTAATAAAAAAGTTAAACCATTATAATCAGTTTTAAAAACTTCATCACATAAATGCTTTAAATAATTTATGAATGAAATTCCATATGTATCAAATATAGTCATATTAACAAATGTCGTAATAATTTGTGTATTGACTAAATTACCTGAACTAAATGTTGTGTGATATTCAATATCTTTAATAGTATAGTTTGATAATTTTCTGCTATCTAAAATTAGATATGCATCCATTTTATTACCTAATCCAGATGATATTGGTTCACCAAGTTTTGCATTAGATATTATGTTTAAAAATTGCGTATCTTGATTATCTGATAATTTTGTAGTCAACACTCTAATTGTTTCTGTTGTAGCTGCAACAACTAATATATGATGTGTTGAATATGATCTATATTTATCTAATGGATTTTGTGGAAAACTCATAATTTATAATATATATAAAAATATATATGTAAAAACATGTGTGTTTTTATACAATAACCGGTGAGATAATCTTTTCAAGCTCTCTCTGAGATTCATACCCACCAAGTTTTCTGTCTAAAAATTCAGACATAACTCTATCTTTAATAGGTATTGTTAATATTCTTCCTGGTACTATTTCTGTTATTGGATCCAAGATATTATTATATTGTCCTATAATCCACCATAATTTAGGATCTCCATAAAAAGCATATGCTATTAAATCTAAACGTCCTTCATATTTATTTTCCACAACATATTCTAAATCTGTTGGTGATGAATTAAAAATTCTTCGTTCCCACCATTCTAATTTGTCATTTCTAACCTCAGTATTACCACCATGGACATATCTAGATGTTTTTAAATTTACACTACTAATAATTGCCATTAATATTGACCTCCAAATCCCATATTTTTTGTAGGATCAGGATTATCTTGACCTCCAAATCCCATATATGCTGTAGCATTAGAATATGTATTTAAATCTAAAATATTTGCTTGAATTTCACCAGGTAATGGATTATAATATGGTGAAGTTGCCTGATTATCATTACGTGATTCAGATCTAGATACATTAGTTCCTATTGATGTTGTTTTTGGGGTGCTAATATTTGGTCCATTAGTCGAAACATTATAAGCATTTTTCATATCTCCCATTTTATATGCAACAATATCAAATGAAGAAAATTCTCGTGGTGAATAACTTTCTTTAAGTGTCAATGATATTTCTGATATAATTGGAAATGGTGTTCCGGCTTTTATTAATATTTCACCATTATCATTTAATAATTGTTCACATTGAATCATTTCCATGTCACTACTATAATTAAAGTTATATGATAATAACACAACTGGTACTGGACCTATATTTGCATCACCATACCCAGAAAATATTAAAATTGGTGGAGGAGCACCTAATTTATTTTTTTGTGATTTTTCTGTTCCATACCCATAATATGGCATAACCCATGATCTAATTTTGTTTAATATAACTAAATTACTTGTTGCTTCTTTAGGTGTTCTAGAAATTAATTTTGCAGACGAAATTTCCCAACTTCTTGATGATGTTGTTTTATATGCTAATATTTCTCCTGGATGATGAGTAACAGGAACAGAATCCCATGATGCTTGTCTTGATTCACCTATTGTTGGTGATGCAAAAAATGTGACACCATCTGCGTCTGATCCCTGACTATTAACGGGGACTAATTTAACACGTATACTTCTCGTTAATCCTTCATTATCAATTGGAATAGATGATGATTGATTTCCAGATATTTGAAACCCTGGTCCTAATCTAAACATATTATTTACAAATTCAACATTCTGAACTCCTAAAATTTGTTTTAATGCTTGATTTGGTTGTAGAGTTGGTGGACCACTTATCATTCCATTAAATAATGGAGTTTTACCCGTAGAAACAATTTTATCAAAAGATTCTTTAATCTTTAATGCATCTGTTGCTAAAGAAAAATCTACTAATGGTATATTAGGCCATAAACTCATAATTTTTATCCATTATTTAATGACTTTTTAATTTTATTAAACATTTGTTTTGCTGCAGGTAAATTTTTTTCTAAACCTACAATTTTAACGAACTCATCAAAAAAACCATGTTCTACTGCAGCTCTTGCTAATGATCCTGATGCTTCTTCAACATCTAATTCACCATTTGACTGTATTTTTTCTATTGCTTTCTGTATTGATGATTTTTTAAGATCATTTTGTGTAGAACTTTTGTTTCTTTCTAATCCTGGAACTTTAAAATGTTTAATTGGTTTACCATCATTATCTAAAAAATATTTATCAAGCATTACCAAATATTTGTCTGATCTATCATCACCGGCAGCAATTGCTATAGGTTCATATCCTGCTTCTCTAACTTTAACTAAAGCATCAAAAGCATTTGATGCAACTAATATATCTTTAACCCAATTTGCTTTTCCAGAATTTTTAATATATCTAATTCTTTCATCTGATGTTAATGGATTTGTTTTTTTATCTTTAGATGTATTAACACCATCTACAATAACTAAAATTAATGCATCTAAATCTTTTTCTTTAGTAAATTTCCATGCATGTTGTATTACTTTGTAATGACCAGCATGTGGCGGTTGAAATCGACCAATAATAACTGTTGCAGTCTTTTTTTGCATTGGTGGTATATCTTGTTCTTCAAAAATTAATGATTCTTCCATATTTTTATTATCCTATTAATTTCTCTATATAATCTCTATTTATTTAAAAAATAGAATATACCAAAACGTACATTTTTATATTTAATAAATAAAAATATTGTATATATTAAAATTCAAAATCCTTCACTTTTTTTACTTTATCAATATTCTTATTTATAATCATAAAATAATTATAATTTTAAAGGTATCATAAAATGACACAAAAGAAAAAAACAGACACAAAAGCAAAAACTTCTATTAAAAAAAATAGAAGACCAAAAGCCACATCAGAAAAAGGTCACTATATTACCAATGCTACATTACTTCCAGCAGTATTAGAAGCTAAAAAATTAGGTAAAATTACAGATACTTTAGCTAAGATGTTTTTAATGATTACAGAAAAATATTCAAAAAAATCAAGTTTTATAGGATATAGTTTTAGAGATGATATGATATCAGCTGCATTAATGAACTTATGTGCGAACGGTTTAAAATTTGACCCTAAAAAATCATCTAACCCATTTGCTTTTTACACTACTATGATACATAATAGCTTTTTACAATATATGGCCGAAGAAAAAAAACATCGTACTATTAGAGATGAATTAATATTAGAATTAGGTTCAACTCCATCCAATACATATATTGAAAATGCTCATGATGAATATATTAAAGAACATAACATTGAAGATGAATATCTTAAATCAATACAATATACAGAAATAAATAAAATATCAGACACATCGGTATATAACTGTTCAGAATATAATGATAATGAAAATATACATAATTTAGAAAAAATTAAATCAGATATTAATACAAGAAAAAAGAAATCATCATCTAAACAGATAACATCTGTTAAAAAAGAAAAAGTCCAAAAACAAAAGAAAAAGATCAATAAAAATAAAAATAATAAAAAATAATTTTTAAAAAATAATATTTTTTAAAGAGGGTAGAAATTTGCAATCAAAAATTAAAAAAATTGCACTTTGGAGTGACATACATTTTGGTAAAAAGAATAATTTAGAACAACACAATAAAGATTGTTTAGACTTTATTGAATTTTTTTGTTCTGAAGTTAAAAAAGATAAAGATATAACACATATAGCATTTCTTGGTGACCTATTTGAAAGTAGATCTGCCATTAATGTGTTAACTTTGAACTATGCTCATATTGGTTTAACAAAATTAGATTCATTGGGACTTCCTATTATTCATATTATTGGCAACCATGACCTATATCATAGAACATCAAGAAAAATTCATTCAGCTGAAGTTTTTAAAAATTTAGAAAATTTTATAATTATATCCGAACCAACAGTAATAGATAATATTTTATTTTGCCCATACTTGTTTAAACATGAATACCCAACTTTAGTAGAATATAAAAATATTCCTATATGGTTAGGACATTTTGAATTTAAAGGATTTATTGTTACTGGAAGTTTTAATAAAATGGAACATGGTCCTGATCATACTTTATTTAAAGACCAAAATTTGATTATATCTGGTCATTTTCATAAACGTCAAATACGAGATAACGTTATCTATATAGGCAATACATTTCCTATGGATTTTGGAGACGCTGGTGATTTAGACCGTGGGATGGCTATATTAGATGTAGAAAAAACAAATATAAATTTTATAAATTGGGAAAATTGTCCAGGATATTTTAAAACTAGTTTAAAAAAGATTATTAATGGTGAATGGGTTCCTCGTAAAAATTCTCGTATTCGTTGTACATTAGATTTAGATATTACATATAATGAAGCACAAATATTAAAAGAAGAATTTTTAAAAACGTATAACCTAAGAGAATTTATAATAGAAGAAAATATAGAAGAGAAAAAAGAAGCATTAGAAGGTGATAATAATATTGATATTAATATTTCTAATATAGATGAAATGGTAGAAACATTATTGACAAAAGTTACTGATACGACAACAATATCATCAAACACGTTAATTGAAATATATAAAAAATTATGAAATTAATTTTTAAAAAAATAGAAATTAGAAATTTTTTATCTTTTGGAAATAACACCCAAGAATTAGATTTAGAATTTGATGGAACAACATTAATTCTTGGTGATAATTTAGATACAGGTGGGGCCAATGGCGTTGGTAAAACCGCTATTATAAATGCTATATCATATGCATTGTTCAATAAACCAATATCAAATATTTCTAAAGAGCGTTTAATTAATAAAACAAACAATACTAAAAATACTCAAATGGAAGTTCGTCTTTTATTTTCTAAAGGCGATATTGAATATGAAATTTATAGAAGTAGAGGAGAAAATTATATTATAAATCTTTTAGCAGATGGTGAAGATATAACACCTGACAGTGTTTCTGCTGTAGATAAAAAAATATTAGATATAATTGGAATATCATACGACTTGTTTTGTAGAGTTGTCATATTTTCTGGAAATGATTTACCATTTCTTGATATGCCGTTATCTGCACAACGTACTATAATTGAAGAATTATTTAATATAACGATTTTATCTGAAAAAGCGATTAAATTAAGAGAATTAATTAAGCAAACTGAAATAGACATCCAAACAGCTGACACATTAATTAAAATACAAGAAAAAAATAAAGAATCACACGAAAAAAGGTTAATTGATGCTAAAAATAGAATGGAAAAATGGGATAAAGAAAGAATAGAAAATTTAAACAATTTCAAAAATGAAATAATAAAATTAGACAATATTGATTTTGTAAAAGAGGAAAATCTCCATTTGACTATAATTAATCTTAATCAGAACATATCAAAATTAAAAAATAATAAAATAACATTAATTAATGAGTTAAACGCAAAACAAAAACGCATTAATGATGTAGAAAATGAAATTATTCATTTATCTGAAGCAAGATGCCCATATTGTTTACAAAAATTTGAAAATAGTGAATCAAAAATTGAAAATTTAGCAATAGAGTATGAAACATTAACGACTAAAATTTCTGATCAAACCAACGAATTAACAAAAATTGAAGAAAATCTAAAATTATTAGAAAATGAATTAATAGAAGCCAAATCTAATTTGACATATAAATCATTACAAGATATGACAAATGCTAAAACATCGGCTGCTATTCTTAAAACAAAAATTAAAGAATTAGAAGATGGTATAAACCCACATATAGAAGCATATAATGCCATATTAAATGAAACTATTGACAAAATAGATTATGAAAAATTAGATAATTTAAAAAAATTATTAGAACATCAACAATTTTTACTTAAATTATTAACAGATAAAAATTCATTTATTAGACGAAAAATTATTAGTATTACAATTCCATTTTTAAATAATAGAATAAATGAATACACTAATGTTTTAGGATTTCCACATATTGTTAAGTTTGACACTGATATGAGCTGTACTGTCTCAGAATATGGAAGGGAATTAGATTTTGGTAACTTATCTAGTGGTGAAAAGAAACGTGTAAACTTAGCATTATCTTTAGCTTTTAGAGATGTATTTCATCATCTTCATTTTAAAATAAATTCACTATTTATGGATGAAGTTGATGGTGGATCATTAGACAGTCAAGGTGTGGATTCTATTATAAAATTAATAAAACGTAAATCTAGAGATGAAGAATTAGGAATTTGGGTTATTTCTCATAGACCAGAAATGTCTGAAAGATTTGACAGAGAATTATTAATTAAAAAACACAATGGATTCTCTTTTATAGTCTATAATGAAGATTAATAAATAATTTAGTATATTTTTATATAAAAATAATTTGATATAATGACTGAAAAAAAGAGAAAAAGTATTAATAGTAAAAGAAAAGGATTGGGTAACGAAAGAGATATTGCAAACTTATTATCTGAATATTTAGATCCACTAAAATTTAGAAAATCAGAAAATTCAGGTGCTATTGTTGGTGGTAAAAATTTTGAAATACTTGCCCAAAAATTTTCTAAAGAAGCATTAAGATTATTCATTGGTGATATCGTACCACTTAATGAATCAGAATGTAATTTAAAATTTAGATTTGTTATTGAAGCTAAAGCATATAAAGATGCAGATAAAGTGCATCATTTATTAAATAAAGAATCATCAATATATAAATGGATGGATGAAGCTAGAATAAATGCTAAAAAATTAGATTTAGAACCAATGTTAATTTTTAAATGGAACAATACACCAAGAATGGTATGCGTTGAAAATCATATCGATATTCCAACAAAATATATAACATTAATAGATAATACAAAAATAACATTTTTAGATGATCTATTAAAATATAAAAATTTTTGGATAAATATATAAAAATCTATCATTTTATATAAAATCACACCTTTATTTTTTTTTAATAAATTATTAAGATAAAAAAAATTATGTATGATCATTTACCTATTCCAGACGTTCGATTTGATGCGTTAAGATTCGATGGTGAATCATATGATGACATTTTGATAACTATTCACAAATATTTAAATTTCTATTCAAAAATAGAAAAAACTATTTCACCATATAATGCAAAACGTATAAGTATTAATTTACCATATATTCCACCAACTAGACAACAAATAATAGATACAATAGGTATTAAAAATATACCAAAAGATATTAATGAATTAAATGTAAATGCGATGATCAATTCTGCTATTCGTTTTTGTGAACGATATAAAGGAAAAAAACAGTTGCCAATACCACATCATTCTACACATCATTCGATTCAATTTCAAAAAGAACAATTTGAAATTGAAGAATTTGATAAAAAAGAATGGCAAAAATTAAAACAAAGTAAGTTTGAGATAAGTAATGTTTATAAAATAAATCTATATGGTTTAAAACCTGTGTATGTTGAAAATTTTAAACCAAAACAATATAAGTATTTAATTTTAAAACAAAAATTATCAAAAACTGGTGTACCAAGTATAAACAAATTTGAAGTTTTATTATTTAAAAATAATATGAATTATATTATAGATTGGTTAGATGCTGATTTAAATCCTAGATATGTTGGAATTATATAGAAAGGAAATAGAGAATATGAATGGAAAAAAAGCAAAAGAAATGAGAAAATTAGCATATACTTTTACACAACGTTTATGTAAAGACCAAAACATAGAACATAAAAAAGTTGAATACATAGAAAATACGAAAAATAGAAAAAAAATAAAAAGAATTAAAAATAATGTTGATAAAAAAGCTGTCAGTGATTATGAATATAATATTGCTATGGGTTTACCTATAGATCAACAAAAAGAAAAAGAATTTTACGAATATCATGATATTTCTTTAGGAACAATTAAACTTTTACCAACAAGTGAAAGAAACATTTATCAAAAATTAAAGGAAAAATTAAAAAAAATAATAAATTAAATTGATAAGTTTATTTTTAGAATTTGTTTATAACTATAAAATGTATTATAATAAATATTATTGAATTTGTTGTTTTAATTTATTTTTAATAATATATAGTGTCTCTTTTATAAAATTTATTTAGATATTGTTTATTGTGTTTTTATTAATCTGTTTTTATAACGTTCATTTTTCTTTTGTTTAAATAAATCATTTAGTTATTTTTTAATTAAATTTTATATATAATTTTATTTTTAATAATCATCCTCATGTATATTTTTATATATAATAGGGAAAAGTCGTATAGCAAACGGCTTAGCGACTATAAAAGTGGTTTATATTTTATAGTTGCATCTATGCATCTTACTTGAGGAGAGCGCTGCATAGAGAGGTGGTTCCTATTTGTGATCGGGCACAGTGGTCATCAATTAATAGCGTCTTCGAAATGTCCTCAGGAAGGCCGATGGAACCAGTCAGTATAAAAACCTCCTCCAGAACTGACTTAATAGTATAAACCATTTCATGATATGCTTAATCGCCATTCATGAAATTACTAAAATGAATTCCCAGATATTGGTCTGCAATGGCCAATAGCGTATATAAAATTCTAACTTATTTTATATACGGGAAAGCGTCTACGAATGCGGAACATACGAAGACGAGTAGGTGACGATTATACATATAATATAGGCCGAAAGTCTACCTGGTAAAGCGTAACCTGGGCAGGTCTGAGTATGAAGTTAGAGTGTTCAATTGAACATTTTCGACGCGCCGACAAGGCGCAAATGTGTCCGGAAAATAGAACGCTCTCATAACATTTGACATATATTCCAATTAACAAAATAACTACTTACAAGTTAATCCGAATTTGGTTTCAACCAAATTCGGATGTAAACGTTACGTAATACGTAACGTTTACTAATATGTAGTTGTCTTTCTGGTGAAAGAAATGTCCGGAATACGGATATTGACAAAAAATAACTCTTCTTTATTGAAAAAAAAAAAAATAAAAATGGGATTAATTATATAATAATTAATCCCACTTATTTTATATAATCCCTTGTAAGATGGTTAGAATTCCGGGATCAGATCCTTTATTAAAATACTGGAAATGTCATCTTTGATGCTTGTTCTAATCTTTTTGTTATAAACTCTGTAGCTATTTCTCTTTCTGCAGCTGACATATTTAATACATCATAATATGTCCATGCACCTCTAGAATAATATGATAATTCTATTGCATTTCTTATTATCATTCTTATTTGATTTCCTAATATTTCTATTAATTTGCTTATTTCATCCAAATTTCCAATATGGATCATTCTGTGAAAAAATTTACTGGGTTAATAGGAATTTCTACTTTAAATTTTTCATTGCAATCTTTACACGTCAATTCAGTAACGAAATCACATCCCCATGCATCAGATGAAGATTCCACTTTGACTGCAATTTTATTAATATATGATGTAGGTGCTTTCTTTATCCATTCTGTTATTAATTGTTTATCAGATATACCATCAATAGAAACAATTAAATTTAAAAGATTAATCATTAGATTTGATTTAATATCATCAGCCGTTAATTCCTTTTTATTTTGATTTTTTTGTAAAATTTCTATTACATGTTTATATCTTAATGGTTGTAATTTCACAATTTGACCATTATCTAATGTTAATGTATAAAGATCATTTATCATAGTTGGATCTAAATATTTTATTTTACTTACGAAATCCTCAACATTAATATTATATGTATGTTTTTTTGCATCTTTACATGTATGAATGAACTCATCTGTATAAATTGGACCATAAGATACTATTCTTAAAAATAATGTAATTGCATCAACATCTCTTCCATATAATTCTAATGGTTTAATAATATCCGGGATACATGATTTAAATACTTCATCTGTTGCTTTACCACTAAATAATAAATCTGGGTTTTTCATTGAAATTTCATCTAATGCAGACATTGGGTGAACGTGGATTTCTGCATTTTGAACAGATGAACTTAATTCATTATTTATATATAGATATCCCCTAGATGGTAATTGAAATATTCTTCCTGGTAACTTAAGTTTTTCTAAAAGTGGATTATTCATATTTGTCATTCTCCTAAATATTGTATAGATTATAAATATATATTATTGATATATTGTCTATTTATAATATAAATTAGTTATTAAAAATGAGTGAACTTTCACAAACAGATATTAAAAATTTAACAAATGCATTAAATGCACTTAATAAAACATTGAGTTTGTCTAACAAATCAACAAATAGAAGTTCGGGTGGTGCATCATCTAAATCATCAGATTTCAATATTGATAATAAATCTAAAAAAACAATTCAAAATTTGATAGATGAATTAGATGACCTTTCTGAATATACAAAACTTCAAAATTCAAATTTTGTTAAACTTTCTATTAGTGCAAATAAGGCTATCAAACAACTTAATAATTTAAAATCTTCATTAAATGGAAATAATGAAGATTTTAATAAGGCTGCAAAATTTGCATTGATGCATTCTAAAGTTCTATTAGAATCAGAATCTGATGCATTAAAAAGCTCAACTACACAAAAGAAAATTGTTGAAGCTTTTAATTCTAGTTTAAAAAGTTTAAACATAAATGTTGATAAAGTAGATCAACAATTCCTTAATTCAACTAGAGGAATAATAGATTATCAAGAACATATGTTGTCAGCAATAGATGCATATGATAAAGCGATGAAAGAAAATCAATATGATATATCAGATCCTAAAGTTTATGAAAAAATTAAAAAATCGTTTGAAGAATTAGGATTAGACACCGAAAGATTGAATGAAAAAATTAAACTTATAAATGACATTAAAGATGAAAAATATAAAAAATATCTTACTAAATCTCTTAATCAAGAATTTAAATATTTAGCTGATACATTGCGCGAAAAAACACCGTCGTTGATAACAAGTATGTTAGAACAACAAAAACAACTTAATAATACCAATAAAATTGGTAGTTTACTTACTACTACATTTAAACGATTAACTGGTGTTACTGAAATAAGTTTAATTGCAGCATTTAGTCTTTTAGGAAAAGCAACTATAGATTATGTTAAAGCAATAAACAAATTAGGTACTAGAGTTGCAGCTGGATCATTTTTTAATTTAGCTAAAATGTCAGCAACACTTGGTATAAATTTCGATGCTTTATCAGAAGCATTTATCTCTACTCGAAGAGAATTTTTATTAATGGGTAAATCTGGTTTTGAAAAATCATTATCAACAGCAAAAAATGCATTAATGGATTTTGGAATAAGCACAGAAGATGCGATGAAGGTATATCCTGAATTAATTGCAGGATTTCAATCTATAGGTCAATCAGTAAAAGATGGTGATAAACTTAATTCATATATAAAAGAGCAAACAGTTTTGTTTGGTAAATTATCAAATGTAACTGGATTAAGTATTGAAGAAATAGCTAAAGCTAATAATGAGTTTATGAACTCGGCTGAAATTCAAGCTGAATTATTGTCTGTTAATAAGAAAGATAGAAAGGCTAAAGCAGATTCTTTACAAGCAAGTTATACTGCTCTAACACAACTTGGAATTGGTTTAAGAGAGGCACAAGACTTAATTAAAAAGTCAACACAATTAAGTAGAGAAAGAGTAGGTACGAGATTTACAAAAGCAGCTAGATTAGCTCAAATAGGCTTTTTGACAGGACAAGCTGAAATAGGTCAAGAGGCAATGCGTATTTTACAAAAAGGTATGGCAGCAACAGATGAAGAAAAATCTAGACTTCAAGAATTACTTGCAACACTTAATACTGGCGCAGAACAATTTATGAGATTTGGTATTGGTAGTCAAGAAGCAATGACTGCTGTCGCTGAACCAGTACAAGATATACTTCAAAGTGCTGCTAATTTAGGAATGGCAAAAGAAGCAAATAAATTATTAACGTTGCAACAAACTCAAGTCAATGAGTTAGATGGAATTTCAAAATTATTAAATAAAATAGTTGGATGGAGTTCAGCAATTTTATCTATTCCTTCTATTCTTACAGCACTTTCTGGAATTTCTGTTGCAATTGCAACTTTTGCATTATCAAAAGGAATAGGTAGCAATATTGTGCGTGGTTTAGGAAATGCAGTCGGTAGTTTAAGCGGAATAGCAGGTAGTTTGGGTGGAATATTAGGAGCAGGAACAGCAGGAACAGCAGCAGGAACAGCAGCAGGAACAGCAGCAGGAACAGCAGCAGGAGCAGCAGGAACAGCAGCAGGAAAAATTGGTAATTTAGGAAAAATTGGAAAATTAACTAAAATCGGTGCTGGTGGTATTGCTGGAATGGGTTTAACAGCTGCTAGTTTTTTAGTTCCTGAAGATTCAGCACTTGGAAAAATATTAGGATCATCTACAGCTACAAGTGCAGGACTTGGTGCGACAATAGGTTCTTTTATTGCACCAGGTATAGGTACAGCTATTGGTGCTGGAATAGGTGGTGTTATTGGTGCTGGATTTGATGCATATGATAAATTCTTTAAGAAAGAAACTGATAATATTAATAAAAATTTAGAAAAATTAAATAATATTAATAATAACAATACTATAAATACAACTAAAACTATTCAACAGAGAAATATTGATGATTTATATAAAAAATTAGATGATATTTATTCACAGTTAAATAGTATGTTGGATGTAGATAAACAGCAACTTGATATTATGACTGAGCATAAAGATATTTCAGCTGATTTATTATCTGAATCATCGAAAGCTGCTATTAGACAACGTAGTTTAAATAGATTTACTAAACAAGAACAAGCAATGATAGGATTTTCATCAATGAATATTGCATAATAAAGGAACTATAATATATGGGATCATGGATAAATTATTGGAGAATAATTAAACCAGAAAAGAAAGTTAATATTCCTAGTGTTCTTAAAACGGATAGTGATTATTTTGGTGTTGGGGCTGAAGTATCAGCTGTTTCTTGGTATAATCAAGTTATGCGTGGTGTTGGATCACGAATGCAAAAATATAGACAATTTGATTTAATGGATACTGATATTGATATTTCAAGAGCATTAGATACCATAGCAGAAGAAATAGGAACAGAAGATAATAAAACACATTTACCATTTGTTATTGATTATCAAAATGAAGATAATCAAGAAATTAATGAAAATATTGTAACAACTATAAGAGCTGCAGTTCGTTTTTGGAGTAATTTACAAGATCTTAAATCAAGAATTTTTAGTATAGCTCGTACGACTGTTAAATATGGTGATTGTTTTTTTAAACGGGTAAATGCATTTAAAACATGGGAATATATTGATCCGTCATCAGTTATAGGTATAGAAGTAAACAGTAAAGGGCAAAAAATAGCATATCATATTTCAAGGATGTCAAACACACCATCATTAACACATGGTCAAAAAAATCAAAATATTGAAATAATACCTGCAGAACATATAATTCATTTTTCATTGACAGATATGATGGGACCGGCTGCCCCATTTGGTGATAGTATTTTATTACCAGTTCTCAAGACATATAAACAACTTTCAATGTTAGAAGATGCGATGGTCATCTATCGTATTGTAAGAGCACCAGAAAGAAGAGTATTTTATATAGATGTTGGTAATATGCCAGCTCAGCGTGTTAAACAATATCTTGAACAAGTTAAAAATGATGTAAGACAAAAAAGAATGCCAAATCCACAAGGTGATGTTGTAGATGGTACTTATAATCCTGCATGTCTTGACATGAATACAAGAATTCCATTATTAGATGGAAGAATATTAACAATTCATGAATTGGCTAAAGAATATGAATCAGGTAAAATTAATTATGTATATTCATGTGATCCATTGACAGGTGAAATTAAACCAGGTGAAATTATTTGGGCAGGTGTTACTAGAAAAAATGCAGATGTTTTAAAAATAACATTTGATAATGGTAAATCTATTATTTGTACACCAGATCATAAATTTCCAGTACAAGGTTTAGGTTTTGTAAGAGCTGATGAATTAATTAAAGAAAATAGTTTAATTCCTTTTAATAGAAGATGGGTTGATGTTAATAATATTCAATCATTACCATTTTCTTCTGGTTATGAAGAAATTTTTGATATTTCTAAAAAGGAATGGATTAAAACACATAAGATGGTTTCAAATAATATTAAATTAGAAGAATTTTCATATGATAAAAAATATGTTAATGAAGATAAAGTTGTTGTCCATCATAAAAATTTTAATAAACATGATAATACACCAAATAATTTAATATTAATGGGTGTAAAAGATCATTTTAAATATCATGCAGATTTTAATAAAGAACGTTTTAATTCTTGGAATAATGATAAAAAATTATATCAAATAGAAAAACTTATAAGTGGACTTCAAACTTATTATAACGATATTATTTTTAATTTTAATTCAAGATTTGAAAGTGATATTAAACGTATAAATTCTATTAAAGAAACAAATAGAAAAAAAGGAAAATTAAAATTAAATAGAAGAAATTCAAAAAGACAAAATGATTTATCTCAACGTTTATTAGTTTCTCAAAAAATTATTTCATTATTAATAGATAAGATTAAAAATGATTATTCTATTAGAAGAACCGATTTATTGAATTGGATGAAAACAAATGATAATTTTTTATATGAATTTAAGAATATAAATAAACCATCAAAAACAGGAAGAAGATCAATACCAAGTTGGACGTATTTAGAAGTTATTAAAGATTATTTAAATGTTAAAACATTTTCTCAATTAAAATATAATTTAATTAATCATAATCACAAAATTGTAAAAATAGAATATCTTAAAGAAAAGATGGATGTTGGTTGTATCACCATTGGTGAAAGTATTCATAATTATCATACATTTGCGACAGAATGTGGTGTATTTACAAAGAACTCTATTCAGGAAGATTACTATTTTCCTGTAACATCTTCTGGTAGAGGTTCAAGAGTTGAAACTTTACCAGGTGGTGAAAATTTAGGTGAATCTGCAGATGTTAAATATTTTCAAGAAAAGATATTTAGGGGTTTACGAATTCCAACTTCATATATGAGGGGTTCTGATGCACAAGGTGCACAAATAGCTGATGGAAAAGTTGGTATTGCATATATAGAAGAACTACGTTTTGCAAATTATATAAAAAGATTACAAAATAAAATAGAACGAGTTCTAGATCAAGAGTTTAAATTATTTCTTAAATCATCAGATATTAAAGTTGATAATGAGTTATTTTTATTAAAATTACCAGATCCACAAAACTTTGCATTATATAGACAAGCAGCTTTAGATGCTGAATTGATTAATACTTATAACTCTGCAGAACAAATAAAATATCTATCACGTAGATTTATATTGAAACGTTATTTAGGATTTACCGAAGATGATATTCAAATGAACGAAGCTATGTTAAAACAAGAACGTGGAATATCAGATAATAAAGGTGTTGATGATTTACAACAAATTTATAATCCATATTATTATGAATCACCTGATAAAATAGAAGAAATAAACAAATCTGTTGAGGATAATATAAAACAATCTCAATCTGAAGGAAATCCTTCAGATTCAGAATTAGATAAGTCATTATCTGGAGAACTAGAAAATTTACCAACTGGTGAAGAAACACCGCCATCTGAAGAAGAACAATCAGAACTAGAAAATTTACCGACTGGTGAAGAAACACCACCATCTGAAGAAGAACAATCAGAACTAGAAAATTTACCAACTGGTGAAGAAACATAATTTGACAGTAATTAAAATATAATGAAAAATTTAGAATTTTTATAAATAAATTAAATATATTGCGTATAAATTTGAGGAGATAAAAATGACAACGAAAATGATTTTAATAGAAAATTTATCCCCAGCAGAAGCAAATCTAGTTGAATCAATAGATGAATCAAAAAATTATTTTTTATCTGGAATAATGTGTCAAGCAGAAATTAGAAATGGAAATGGAAGAATTTATCCATTATCAGAAATTAAAAAAGCAGTAGAATATGTGAATCAAAAAATTAAAGAAGGTAACTATATTATGGGTGAACTTAATCACCCAGATAATCTTTCTATAGATCTTAAGAATGTTTCCCATATTATTACTGAAATGAAATTAGATGGAAACAATGGTGTTGGAAAGTGTAAACTTCTTAATACTCCATCTGGTCAAATTGCTCGTTCTTTATTAGAAGGTGGGGTAAGATTAGGTGTTTCAACACGCGGAACCGGTAATGTAACAAATGAAGGTTTAGTTGAAGATTTTTCTTTTGTTACTGTTGATATTGTCGCAACACCTTCAGCACCAGATGCATATCCAAATTTAGTTAGAGAAGCATTAGAAAATAATAAAATTTTAACATTAGCAGAAGCAGTTGTACATGATGAAAAAGCTCAAAAATATTTTAAACAAGAAATGCAAAAATTTATTGATTCGTTATTAAGAAGATGATTTTCATAGCAAAAAGGAGTAAGTTAAATGAAATTAATTAAAGAACTAACAAATAATAAAGAAAAAATTCTTGAGATTAAGTCATCTCAAGATGATACTTTACGTGACGTGATTGATAAATATATGGAATTTAACAGATTTTATCATTTTGACGGTCCACGTGGTGTAAGAAATTTTAAAACATTTATTTCAGATTTAAATCCTGAATATAGAGATTTAGAATATTTCCTTGAAGATAATCCAGGAGCAATTAATGCAATTATAGAATGGATTAGTGATACTAATTTACATGAGTGGAAAGAAAATCTTAAATCTTGTATTCCAGAATATAATGAAGATGAAGAAGAATAAAAAATTATTTAATAACAAATATTTATAACATATATTTTTATATAAAAATAAGGAGGTAGTAAATTATGGCAGATAAAGAACTTTTAAAGAAGGTTTTAAATGATTTGATTAATGATAATCAAGAATCTGCAACACTTGCATTGCATTCCTATTTAACAACTAAAACCCAAGAAGTTGTTGGTTTTAATCATGTGACTATGAATGACGAAACTACAAATGATGAAACTGTAAATGTTGAAACCGAAAATGATGAAGATAAAACAATAGATATTGATTAAAAGCGTTTGATTTTTTTGTGTTTTTTCGCGATTTCTATAAATATATTTACATATTATATTAATAATAAATTTTTATACTTGATAACAAACATCTTAAACGATGTTCAACTGATGATTTAAAATTTAAGCCCTTTATATAATTAAGAAATGAAAAGGAGAAAAATATGGATGAAATTTTACAAAAACTTATTAATTCAGAATTGCTAAGTGAGGAGACCAAGCAAGAGTTGACAACAAAATGGAATGAATCTATTGAAGCATATAAGAATCAAATCCGTGAAGAAGTCTCTCTAGAAGTAAGGTCCGAACTCGCTGAGCAATGGTCAAATGAGCGTAATGCTCTTATTGAAAAAATTGATACATTTGTTTCTGAAGCTTTAGAAAAAGAAATAGATGAATTAAAAGATGACATAAATCGTTTTCGCGATTTGGAAGCTGAATATGCTGAAAAATTAGTAGAAGAAAAGCATAACTTAGCTACTCAATTAGCATCAGAACTTGATGAATTAGTTGATAAAATTGATGCATTCTTCGAAATGAGATTAGCAGAAGAGATGGAAGAATTAAAAGAAGATTTAGAAGTCGTTAAACAAAATGATTTTGGTCGTCGTATGTTTGAGGCATTTGTTTCAGAATATAACAAGAATTTCATTGATGAAGATTCAATTGCTTCTGAATTAAATGCAACAAAACAAAAACTTGAAGATGTTGAAAAGAGATTAGCAGAATCAGAAAGAAGCAAAGCTCAAATGATTCGTGAAGCTAAACTTAATGAAATTCTATCTTCATTGACAGGTAAAAAACGTGAGCAGATGGAATTCATTTTGAAGAATGTTGAAACATCAAAGCTTCAAGAAGCATATAATTATTTCATTGGTAGAGTGTTGAAAGAAGATGTTAAAACAGAAACCAATGAAGTGATTAAAGAAGAAAAAAATAAGACAAATGAGTCAACTGCTGTGGTTACTGGTGATACTGGGGAAACCCAAGTTATTACAGAGGAAAACAGCAAAGATAAAGAAAAAGATGCAGTGTTTGCTAGATTACGCAAACTTGCACTTGTTAAGTAACCTTTGTTTTAAATTTGAGAGGAGATAATTATGGATTTATTTGAAAATTGGTCAGAAACTAAGGAAGTTCTTCTAGAAGGATTAAGTGAGCGTAAAAAATCTATTATGGCTCCACTTCTAGAAAACCAGAAGAAATATTTAATTGAAACTGCTGATGCATTTACATCATCTGCAGGTGCAATTGGAAATTTCCAAAAAATTGTAATACCAATGATTCGTCGTATTATTCCTAATACGATTGCTTCAGAACTTGTCGGTGTTCAGCCAATGAGCGGTCCAGTAGGTTTAGCATACTCTATCCGCTTCTTATTTGCTGATGCTACTGATGTTCCACCACCAGGTGCAGGTCCAGAAGATATCGCTGCAGGTGACGAAGTATTTGGTAACAACAGCAAAACCAAGCGTTGGTATTCTGGTAATGTTGTTGGTGGTACAGCAACTGGTGAAGCAGCACCAACAGCAGATTTTGAAGCTTATGGTGGTAAGAGACTTAAGTTAGAAGTTCTTAAGCAAACTGTTACAGCTGGTACAAGAAAGCTACAAGCTAAGTGGACAATTGAAGCAGCTCAAGATCTTTCAGCACAACATGGCTTAGATCTTGAAGCAGAAATTACTGCTGCTCTATCTAACGAAATCGTTAATGAAATCAATGATGAAATTATTAATGATCTCATAGCTTTAGCAGGTACAGTTGAAACATTTGATATGGCTGGTGCTTTCACTGGCGTTCCTAACTATGTTGGTGATCGTCATGCAGTTCTTGGTGTCCTTATCAACAAAGTTGCTAATGAAATTGCACGTAAGACACGTAGAGGAGCAGGTAACTGGATTGTTGTTTCTCCACTAGTTGCATCAGTTCTACAATCCGCAAGCAAAGCAGTATTTGCTCCAGCAGTTTCAGGTAGCTTTGAAGCTCCAAATGGAACAAAATTAATTGGTACATTAAATGGATCAATTAAGGTTTATACCTATATCTTCCACGATCAAGGTACAGAACCAGTTCTAGTTGGATATAAAGGTGGTACAGGAGAAATGGACACAGGTTATTTCTACTGTCCATATATCCCATTAATGAGCAGCAACGTTGTTATCGATCCAGCAACTTACAACCCACAAGTTAGCTTAATGACACGTTATGGTAAAGCAACATTTACCTCAACTGCTACATCATTAGGCAACTCAGCAGATTACTATGGTAGGGTTAACGTTGCTAACTTGGTGTTTGCATAAAATAATATTCCTAAAAAATATTATTTAGGATAATTTTCTAAAAATGGGTGCTTTAAAAAGGCACCCATTTTAGTTTTTTTCATAAAAATAATTTCATATGAAAATTCAGTTACAAACTTATATTTTAAATAATCCAAATACATGGGGTCGTTATCTTTATAAATATCCAGATTTATTTGAGTATGTCAATTCGATTAAAGACGGAAAAACTATATCAGAAAAAGCTTATATAGCTATCAACGGTAATGTTGAACATTTTTGTAAAAATTGTGGAAAGCCTACACTTTTTGAAAATTTTTTTAAAGGATATCGTCAATATTGTTCATCACGTTGTGTTTATGATAACAAAATTAAACAATCAAATATTGAACTCATAGAAAAAATAAAAAGTTTACAAAATTTTGAATTATTATCTAATTTATCTAAAGAAGGTAAGTTTGGTAGAAAAATTTTTACAGTAAAAAATAAAATATGTGGACATATTTTTAAAGTTGATAACTTATCACTTTTCACAAATCCATATAATTATTGTTCAATATGCGGTCCTAAAATTAGACAGTCAAAAATGACATCTGTAAATATAGAACGTAAAAAACAACAAAGAAAACTTATAATGAAAAAACAGTCACTTTCATTTGAAGAATATTCAAGAATCGTAAGATTACTCACATTAAAAGTTTATAAAAAATATAAACATATTATTAATCCACAAAATTTAAAAATTTCAAAAACCGATTATCATATTGATCACGTTGTAACTATTTTTGATGGATGGAAAAATAATATTAATTGCGAAATAATTTCTGCTGCTAGTAACTTACAAATTATACCAGCCAAATTGAATTATAAAAAATCATTTAAATCACCAAAAGATAAACTTAGCGAACTACTTATTATTAATGAATATGTAAAAGAAATAAAGAAAAATATTTTAATAGATGAAATACAAATGTCAACAAAAATAATATCATGTAATAATGGAAAACTAGGAATTAAAATATTGCAAGACCAAAAAACTACAGATGTTTATGAAGAAAATATGTTTGATAAACTTATTCTATTTTCTGAATTAAATGTGTAATATATAAAAACACACTTAATTATCATAAATCAAATATGTGATTTTGACGTTATATTTCCATTAAAATTTTTAAGAATTTAAATACTGATTAATTCTACTTTACAAATATATAAGTAAAATAGAGAGAAAATAAAATGGACGAAATTTTTAAAAAAATTTTTACAGAAACAGGTGTATTTAGACCTAATAAGTTACAAGCATTATCTGATTTTGAAAAAAATAAGATATTAGATGGATATGATAACCTATCATTAGTTGAAGCAATATATTGGAGAATGAATAATCTTAAAGATTATCCTAAAAAATGTTTAACATGTGGAAATCCTATTAAAAAATTCACTTCATTTAATCAAGGATATACTAAGGATTATTGTTCTCTTAAATGTTCAAATAACAATGAAATTGTAAAAAATAAAAGAAAACAAACATCAATTAAAAAATTTGGTACAGAATTTCCATGGCAAAATATAGATATTAAAAATAAGTTACGAAATACATATTTAACTAATTTATGGGAGTCAAATAGATTTAAACAATTTAAAAATTATGAATTATTAACAACAAAGGATGAATTTAAAAATGTTAGAAATTCTAAACTTAAATGGAAATGTTTAAGATGCGAGCTCGAATTTGAAACATTTGCTAATAATGGAGTTATTGAACCTGAATGCCCATCCTGTTTTCATCATAAGACTTCTTCAAATCACCATAGAGAAATATTAACTGAAATTAGAAAAATTTATAATGGCAAAATTTTAGTTAATGATAGGAAAGAAATTTATCCATATGAATTAGATTTATATTTTCCGGATGAGAAAATAGCTATAGAATTTAATGGGTTATACTGGCATTCTTTTAATAGATTAGAAACCAAAGAAGAAAGAGATAAACATTTAAATAAAACAAATATATGTGCTAATAAAGGAATTCAACTTATTCATATATTTGAAAATGAATGGATAAACAAAAAAGAAATAGTTTTATTAACAATATTTTCAAAGCTTAAAATTAATAAACGAATATATGCAAGAAATTGTATAATTAAAGAAATATCAAATTTAGAAGCTAATGATTTTTTGGAAAAATATCACATTCAAGGAAAGTGTATATCAAAAATTCGTTATGGTTTATATTTAAATAATGAATTAGTTTCATTAATGACTTTTGGTAAGCCAAGATTTAATAAAAAATATGAATGGGAGTTAATTAGATATTGTTCTAAATATAATGTTGTAGGTGGTGCTAGTAAATTATTAAATTATTTTGAAAAAAATAATAAACCTAAAAATATAGTAGCATATGCAGATAAACGATGGAGTAATGGAAATTTATATTTCAAATTAGGATTTAATAAATTATCAGATAGTAGTCCTAATTATTTTTATTTTAAAAATAATAATAAACTTGAATCTAGAATTAAGTTTCAGAAACATAAACTTAGAGATAAATTACAAGTTTTTGATGAATCATTAAGTGAAGCAGAAAATATGTTTAATAATGGATATAGACGTATATGGGATTGTGGTAACTTCGTATTTGTTAAAAAATATTTTAAATAAAAGAATAAAAATATGATTTTATTTTTATAAGCATTAATATCTATTTTGTGAAAATATATATTTTTGACAGATTTATTTTATTCTCTAAATTAAATAAAAACCCATCCATTTATTCAAAATATTTAACAAATACTAAATTTCCACAATCCCATATACGTCTGAAGCCATATTTTTCCCAAAATTGAGCCTCGTTAATTAATAAATCAGTTTTTGGTTTTCTAAAACCAAATCTATTATATCGTTTAACAAAATCAGTATAAAAATAACCTGGCTTAGAAATATGGTCTAATTTAAAACCTAATTTATAATATAAACTATTTTCAACATTTAATAATGATGACCATCTTCTGTCTGCATATGATACTATATATTTCGGATTAAATTTTTTAACCATATATGAAAATAATTTACCACCAGCACCTATAACATTATCTTTAGTGCAAAATCTAATTAATTCATAATGACCATCTTTACTTTTACTATTTAAATTTTTTCGTAAATTACCAAAAGTCATAACACCTACTAATAAATCATCATAAAATAATCCTAAATTAATTTTGGTTTTTACTCCATTACCCTGTATGTGATAATCATTTAAAAAGTTTTTAACATCTTTAAATGGTAATTCTTTTACTTCGCATTCCCTAGCATAATATTTTTTATTATTATTTAAATTTAAAACATGTTTAATCTTTTCTTTTATTAATTCATTTTTATATTCCCATTCATCTTCAAAAATATGAATTAATTGAATTCCTAATTTTTCACATTCTTCTGTTTTGTTTAAATGATATTGTTTATCTTTATAAAGATCAGAATGCCAATATAATCCATTATATTCGAAAGCAATATTCTTTGATGGAACAAAAATGTCAAGTTCTAATCCATTTTTAATGATGTTTTTATTACCATGAATAGCATCAGGACATAATGATAAAATAAAATTAAATAAATCTAATTCTCCTTTTGAATATCCTTTTTGTCTCGGATTACATTTATGACAGATAGTATTATTAAAAGAATATTTTTCAAATGTATCTAATGAATAATTAAGTAAAGTATTACATTTTTTGCAATTACATAAAATTCTATTATTAATCAATAGATTAACATTTGAAAAATTATTTTCAAGTTTATTTAATAAATTATTTTTTGTTTTTAATTTAGTACTTTCAGCTAATTTCTGTATATGCAATAATTGTTTATTATATCTATCATTATCGCCAATATATTTAGATTTAGGAAATTTTTTATAATATTCTAATAAAGCTTTAGATAATTTTTCTTTATATTCATCAGTTCGTTCATATTTTCTACCTAAATTAAAATGGTTACCATTCTCTTTAGCTAATCTTGAGCGAATTCCTATTGCATTTATTTGTTTAGCAGAAACTTTACCTTCATCCCATAGTTTTTTAATCCCAGCACTTATATTTTTTCGTTGTTCTTCTGAACGTTTATGTCCTTTAAATGGGTGATTATCACCCGATTTTTTTAGTTTTAGTTCTTCAGAATATCCAAATGGGGCATCTTTACCATATCTTAAGATATATTCATCAAAAGTTAATGAATGTTTTTTAAGATGTTGTTTATCTATTTTAGATAATTCTGTTTCACATATTGGACATTTAATCATAATTACTCCATGTTTAATTTATTTATTAAAGTTAATTGAGGATTGTATGTTTATTTCTAAAAATTAAAAATGGAGCTCGAAGGCTCCATTTTATAAAATAATATAGTAGTTCATATACTACATAATGAGTTACGTTTAATTTTTGTATGCATCCAATGAGTATCTGTTTGTACGTGATTTGATCGTACAAATTTAGCTACATTTTTATTAAATTCATCGTATTTGAAACTATCAACACATCTTACTACATATCCTTCACCATTTTCTTTTAGATCACCACTCCATAGACTTTTAATAATTTTTTCATCGAACATTCCACGATATAAAACTGGGACGTGAATGATTCCAATATTGTTGAAAAATGTAATTGTTTCATCCCACGATAAACACTCATTATAATTATTCCATACAGAAAAGCCATAAAAATAGCTTTTTAGATTATTATAATGAATTGAGTGAACAGCGTATAAATTTTCACCACATATACGCCATCCATCTGGAATCAAATGAGCAATACTAGCCCAAAAATTATTTACCCAGCTTCTTGATGGATGGTATTTACTATCTATACTTCTTGCATGAATAAAATCTTTATACATGGTTGTATTTTCACCATCCATTTTTTCTGAGACAACAATTTCCTTGTCTATAAAATGGGAAATGTTCTTTAGCACCTTGTCGTCGTCAGTAATACCTTCTGACCAAGGTAGATGAAATGTCCTTGGATATTTTATATATTGTTTCATTTTTTTCTATATCAGCACATTTTAAATATAGAAATTATATCAAAAATAGGACAAAATGTAAATTAAAATTTTTTTAAAATAAATTAATAAGTTAAATGTGTGAATTTGCATAATAATTTTTATGTATTATGTCAAATATAATTTTGATTTTTATTTAAATTTTATAAATATATAGATAATAAACAAATATTAAAAAATAAAAATGTCAAAAAGCTATAATATTGATTCAGTTACAGCAAATTCAATTACGTTAAGTTCAACATATGGAAATTTAACAGGTGTTTTCAATGCTCCATTAGGTTATCCTGATGTTGAATTTGATATTAAAAATTCAACTGGTAATAATGGAAGATATAAGGTGTCTTCTGCCACGTTTTCGGGTGGGAAAACAACAATTAACATTGTTGGAACGTTACCATCACCAATAGCTGATGGTGTTGTAACAAACACAACATCGTATGTTTTTCATGGAACTGATTTATCAAACGTATTCATTCTTCATCCAACACAAACAAATTATTATGTAAATACACCACTTAAAATAACAGGAAGAAATAATTCTAATTGGGGTGAAGATATACAACAAAATTTATTGTATCTTTTAGATAATTTTGCTAATACTACAGAACCACCAAATAAAGTTAGAGGACAATTATGGTTTGATAAAACAATAAACAAATTAAAAGTATATGATGGCTCAATATGGTTAACTTTAGAATCATCAACTTCTTCAGCAACAAAATATACACACCTTCAAACAACTCCATCAACAACATGGAATGTTAATCATGGCTTAAATACAACAGATTTAGTATATTCTATATATGTGTATATAGGATTTAATTTAGTTCCAATTGTTCCAAATAATATAACTTTTGTTGATAACAATAATATAAATGTAATATTTTCTACACCATATGCTGGTAAAATTGTTTTAGTAGGAAATTATAGTGATAACCAAGGCGGTGGTGGTGGCAGCGGTAGTGGTAGTGGTAGTGGTGATAGTGGTAGTGGTAGTGGTAGCGGTGATAGTGGTAGTGGTAGTGGTAGTGGTAGTGGTAGTGGTAGTGGTGATAGTGGTAGTGGTAGTGGTAGTAGTGGTAGTGGTAGTGGTAGTGGTAGTGGTAGTGGTGATAGTGGTAGTGGTAGTGGTAGTAGTAGTGGTAGTGGTGATAGTGGTAGTGGTAGCGGTAGTGGTAGCGGCGGAAATCCATATGCAATATTTGGATATGGATATAGTAGTTCAGGATATGTTTCAATAACAAACCTAGTCAGTAATACTGGTGTTGTATCTGCTGATGTGACTGGTGTTGGAACAGCAAGAAGTGGTTTAGCAGCTGCAGGTTATGGTGGAGATAAAGCAATATTTGGATATGGATGGAATGGTTCATATCTTTCAATGACAAACCTAGTCAGTAATACTGGTGTTGTATCTTCTGATGTGACTGGTGTTGGAACAGCAAGAAGTGGTTTAGCAGCTGCAGGTTATGGTGGAGATAAAGCAATATTTGGATATGGAAGTAATAGTTCAGGACGTGTTTCAATAACAAATCTAGTCAGTAATACTGGTGTTGTATCTTCTGATGTGACTGGTGTTGGAACAGCAAGAACATATTTAGCAGCAGCAAGTTATGGTGGAGATAAAGCAATATTTGGATATGGATTAAGTATTTTAGGATATGTTTCAATAACAAACCTAGTCAGTAATACTGGTGTTGTATCTGCTGACGTGACTGGTGTTGGAACAGCAAGACAAAGTTTAGCAGCTGCAAGTTATGGTGGAGATAAAGCAATATTTGGATATGGATGGAATGGTTCATATCTTTCAATAACAAACCTAGTCAGTAATACTGGTGTTGTATCTTCTAATGTGACTGGTGTTGGAACAGCAAGACATAGTTTAGCAGCAGCAGGTTATGGTGGAGATAAAGCAATATTTGGATATGGAAGTGGTAGTTCAGTATATCTTTCAATGACAAACCTAGTCAGTAATACTGGTGTTGTATCTGCTGACGTGACTGGTGTTGGAACAGCAAGATATGATTTAGCAGCTGCAAGTTTTAGATAAAGGAGATAATATAACATGAACCCAATTTTACAGGTATTAATGGCATCGTATAGTGGTAATCAAGGTGGTGGAAATCCATACGCAATATTTGGATATGGATCCGCTCCTAGTATTGGACGTGTTTCAATGACAAACCTAGTCAGTAATACAGGTGTTGTATCTTCTGATGTGACTGGTGTTGGAACAGCAAGAAGTGGTTTAGCAGCAGCTGGTTATGGTGGAGATAAAGCAATATTTGGATATGGATTTAATGGCTCATACCTTTCAATGACAAACCTAGTCAGTAATACAGGTGTTGTATCTTCTGATGTGACTGGTGTTGGAACAGCAAGATATAATTTAGCAGCAGCTGGTTATGGTGAAGATAAAGCAATATTTGGATTTGGAAATAATGGTGCATATCTTTCAATGACAAACTTAGTAAGTAATACTGGCGTTGTATCTTCTGATATGACTAACGTTGGAATAATAGGAAGATCCGGTTTAGCAGCTGCAAGTTATGGTTTAAATATGGCAATATTTGGATATGGAGAAAATAACAGTAATCCATTTATTTCGATTACGACCAGAATAGGTATACTTGGTAATGTAGTCGGTGATTTTACTGGAGTTGGAACACCAAGGCGGTATTTAGCCGCAGCAAGTTTTGATGGAAAGAAAAAAGCTATATTTGGATATGGAGCTAATTATATTTCAAGTCTTTCAATAACAAATATAGTTGATATGGGCGGTAATGTATCAATTGATATAGCCTGTCTTGGAACAGCAAGAAGTAGTTTAGCAGCTGCAAGTTATGGTGGAGATAAAGCAATATTTGGATATGGATGGAATGGTTCATATCTTTCAATGACAAACCTAGTCAGTAATACTGGTGTTGTATCTTCTGATGTGACTGGTGTTGGAACAGTAAGAAATTGGTTAGCAGCAGCAAGTTTTGGATAAATGAGATAATATAACATGAACCCAATTTTACAGATAATAGCTTCATCATATAGTAGTGGTAACCAAGGCGGCGGAGGAAATCCATATGCAATATTTGGATATGGACTTACTGGTTCAGGACGTGTTTCAATGACAAATCTTGTCAGTAATACTGGTGTCGTATCTTCTGATGTGACTGGAGTTGGAACAGCAAGAAATGGTTTAGCAGCAGCTGGTTATGGTGGAGATAAAGCAATATTTGGATATGGACTTAGTAGTTCAGGATTTGTTTCAATGACAAACCTAGTCAGTAATACTGGTGTTGTATCTTCTGATGTGACTGGAGTTGGAACAGCAAGACATAGTTTAGCAGCAGCAAGTTATGGTGGAGATAAAGCAATATTTGGATATGGATATAATTCAGGATATCTTTCAATGACAAATCGTGTCAGTAATACTGGTGTTGTATCTTCTAACGTGACTGGTGTTGGAACAGCAAGATATTTTTTAGCAGCTGCAAGTTATGGTGGAGATAAAGCAATATTTGGATATGGAAGTAATAGTTCAGGAAGTGTTTCAATGACAAATCTTGTCAGTAATACTGGTGTCGTATCTTCTGACGTGACTGGTGTTGGAACAGCAAGATATGCTTTAGCAGCAGCTGGTTATGGTGGAGATAAAGCAATATTTGGATATGGAAGGGATGGTTCAGGAGTATATGTTTCAATGACAAACCTAGTTAGTAATACTGGTGTTGTATCTTCTAACGTGACTGGTGTTGGAACAGCAAGATTTGGTTTAGCAGCAGCTGGTTATGGTGGAGATAAAGCAATATTTGGATATGGAAGTACTGATTCAGGAAATGTTTCAATAACAAACTTAGTCAGTAATACTGGTGTCGTATCTGCTGATGTAGCTGGTGTTGGAACAGTAAGACGCGATTTAGCAGCAGCAAGTTTTGGATAAAGGAGAGAATAATATAACATGAACCCAATTTTACAGATAATAGCTTCATCATATAGTAGTGGTAACCAAAGCGGTGGAAATCCATACGCAATATTTGGATATGGATATAGTTCAGGACATGTTTCAATGACAAACCTAGTCAGTAATACTGGTATTGTATCTTCTGACGTGACTGGTGTTGGAACAGCAAGACTTGGTTTAGCAGCTGCAGGTTATGGCGGAGATAAAGCAATATTTGGATATGGAAGTGGTAGTTCAAACCTTTCAATGACAAACTTAGTCAGTAATACTGGTGTTGTATCTTCTGACGTGACTGGAGTTGGAACAGCAAGATATTATTTAGCAGCTGCAGGTTATGGCGGAGATAAAGCAATATTTGGATATGGAAGTGGTAGTTCAAACCTTTCAATGACAAACCTAGTCAGTAATACTGGTGTCGTATCTGCTGATGTGACTGGTGTTGGAACAGCAAGATATCGTTTAGCAGCAGCTGGTTATGGTGGAGATAAAGCAATATTTGGATATGGAAGTAGTAGTTCAGGAAGTGTTTCAATAACAAATCTTGTCAGTAATACTGGTGTTGTATCTGCTGATGTGACTGGTGTTGGAACAGTAAGATATAATTTAGCAGCAGCTGGTTATGGTGGAGATAAAGCAATATTTGGATATGGAAGTGGTGGTTCAGGAAGTGTTTCAATAACAAATCTTGTCAGTAATACTGGTGTTGTATCTGCTGATGTGACTGGTGTTGGAACAGCAAGATTTGGTTTAGCAGCAGCAAGTTATGGATAAAATCTTAATAAAATCAATAAGTTATAAACAATCACTTAAAGAATGTACATTTTTCAAAAATTGTGATATAATTTAATTGTTTCAAATCATATATAATATAAGGAGTGTATTAAATGCAATCTTCTTCATATGTTGAACGTATGAACAAAAAATGCCGTTTTGATGATCATGATCCATTCTTTAAAAAGCATCATCATAAGAAAAATAAAAAGAAAAATGTATCTCATAAGCGTGCATTTTTTGAAGATAATAAATTTAAATAAAAAATATTAGATTGTCTCTTAATGTCCCATTAAATGGACACATAAATAAGACATGGGTACGTTATCTTTTATTACAAAATTAGGAAAATTTCAAATGTCTTCTGAAAAAATATCACAAGAACTTTTAGAAAAATTAAATGATAGATTTGAAGTAGTCTCTCAATCTATTGGAGAACTTAATCGTAGACGTGGATATTATATTAATCTATACGGTTACCCTATTTTAGAGGAAGTTTTTAAACAATTATCAATAGAAAAAGCAAAATTAGATATTCAAATGGAAGCTATTAAGAATTATCTGAATGAGTAAGTAGAGTTATAATTTATCTCCTCTTCTATTTAAACGAAGAGCTTTAAGGCTAATAATTTTAAATTATTGGCCTTTTTTTATGACAGGGATTAAAACAATATCACCAACTTTTGGTATTTTATAATTATTAGCTTTATTATATTCTTCGACTAGAAGTTTAACTACATTTTTATCCATATCATGTGAATTCTCACGTCGGATAACACCTTCTATAGTGTATCCTGACATCATTAAACATTTTTTAAATTCTAAATTCATTTTTAGTAGAAATTTCTATTTTATTGTTAAATTTATTTATCATTTTAAATAAATATATAATAGTAATTTTTCTCAATATAAAAAGGATTAAAATGACAGATTTTAACTCTAATACAACTGCAGAATTATGGACAGAAGCTAGACAATGTACACTTAAATTGTCACATCCAACACCAACAACAACTCTTTTAGAATGGACATTACCAGCTAATAGAACTATAATTAATGGATTTGTAATAATTTTAGCAGAAAAAATATTGAATATTTCTAATTCACCAACAGATGGTGAAAGATATACACCATCATTAGATTTTTCTTCACCAGCTGATGTTATAAGTAATGCTGTTGTTGTAGAAGCAAAATATGAAATTTTTGGTGATACTGTAGCAAATACAGGATCTATAACTGTTATTAATACAGATCCAAACAAAATTTATTATGCAGGTATTTATGCATGTTCAAATATTTTACAATATTATACACAAGGAATTCAATCTTATCCATTAGAATCTGCAAGATTAGATAAAAGATCAGACTCATTTGCTGGTGCATTACCAGTATCAGAAGGACCTCCATTAAATCCAAGTCTTGGACAAGTATATTATGATCCATCAACTAATATCGTTTCAATGTGGACAGGATCAATATGGATTCCAGCTAGCACAGGAACAGTTAAAACTGGTACACAAAATGATAGACCAACATCTCCATCACAAGGTGAATTTTTCTATAATATAAATTCTAAACAATTAGAAATTTGGAATGGTACATCATGGGTACAAGCTGATACAAGTCAAGAGGGAACACCTATATATGATAGAATAGGTGTTGGAACAGATGGTTCATATGATGAACGTTTACGATTAGCAAATGTTCTTAAACATCAACTTGGTTGGCCAGCAGTTTGTGTTGAATTAAACGAAGACCATTTTAATATTGCTATTGATAATGCTATTGAAGAATTTCGTAGACGTGCTGATAATGCATATCAAAGAAGACATATAATATTTGAACTTAAAAAAGATCAAGCTATATATTATCTAAATGACCCTGTTTATAAAACCGATAGAATAGTTGATATTATTAAAATTCATCGTGTTAATACATTAGGTTTAAGTGGACTTGGTGGAGATGCGTCAGTATATGCTCAAATCTTTTTTAATCAATTTTATCAATCTGGTATTATTGATATTCTTTCTATACATTTAATGCAATCATTAGCTGAAGAATATGAACGTATTTTTGCTGGTAATTTAATGTATGATTGGGATGAAGCATCTAGACAATTGACAATTTTAAGAAAAATATACAGAGATGAAAAAGTTGTTTTAGAGTGCATCATGGAAAGAACAGAACAAGAATTATTAGTTGATAGATGGGCAAAACAATGGTTACAGGCATGGGCAGAATCAGAACTTATGGTTATGTTGGGTCAAATACGTAGCAAATATTCTAGCGGTTTACCAGGTCCTAATGGTGGTATTACTCTTAATGGTTCAGAATTATTAGCACAAGCAACAGAAATGCAATCAGAACTATTAAGACAACTTTCTGATTATGAAGTTGGTAATGGCGGATTTGAATTTGGAAATTGTAGTTTTGTTATAGGATAAAAATCATTGGTTCCATAAATACAAAAATTACAATAATAAAATTGTTTTTATGGCGATCAATAAAGAATTATTATCATTATTAGAAAAATCTGTTCCAAATGTAGATCTAGATTTACTAAAACGTGAATACAAAAATAATTTAACAACATTTACAAGATCAGTTAGAACAAATTTTCCAAATTTATATTCATTTTTAATGACATTTCCTGGTGATTCACCACAAGAAAAATTATATAAATTATTTTTATTTAATAATGAAAAAGATTCATTAAAATGTTTAACATGTGGAAAAGATTTAAAATTTAGAAATACACAACGCGGATTTGGTAAATATTGTTCAAGAAAATGTTGTATAAACTCGACAACAATGATTAAAAAAAGTAAGCAAACATTTTTAAAAAAATATAATGTTGATCATCCTAGTAAATGTAAAGATATAATCTTAAAAAGACAATATACAAACTTATTAAAATATGGTCATATTTCAAATCTTCATTCATATGATGCTAAAATATTAAGACGTAAAAAAATAAGTGAAAATTGGGAAAAAATAAAACAAAAAACAATTGAAACAAATCTAAAAAGATATGGTGTCAAATATAATATTTTAAGAGATGAAGTCAAAGAAGTTATAAAAAAGGTTCATGATGAGTTATATTATTCAAAATATTTTCAACCAAGAATAAATTATTTAAAAAATAAAGGATTTATATTAAATGAAGATATTTCGGATTTTTCAAAAGAATTTTTAAAAAAAGAAAAAAAATTTATTCATCGTGAATGTTTAAATGAATTTATAGCAGATCCTCAAAAACTTGAAACGTGTCCATGTTGTAAATTTGTTTCAAAACCAGAAAAAGAATTATTAGATTATATTAAAGAAAATTATAATGGAAAAATTATATCAAATGATCGTACAATAATTAAGCCATATGAGATAGATATTCTTTTACCAGAATTAAAATTAGGCATAGAAATGAATGGTGTATATTGGCATCAAGCGGGTTCAGAACCAAGTTTATTATTTAAAACAGAACAAATGGAGAATAATGGATATAGATTGATTCATATTTGGGATGTTGAATGGTATAATGATCAAGATAAAATAAAACAATTTTTAAATAGTTTATTAGGAAACAATAAAAAAATATTTGCCAGAGATTGTGTTGTGAAAAATATAGAAAATGATGATGTGAAACATTTTTTAAATGAAAATCATAGACAAGGATATATACCATCAAAAATTAAAATAGGATTATTTTATAATTCAGAATTGGTTTCAATAATGACATTTAGTAAACCAAGATTTAATAAAAAATATGAATGGGAATTAATAAGATTTTCAAATAAACTTGGATTTAATGTTATTGGTGGATTTTCAAGATTATTGAAATATTTTGAAAATGAGTATAAACCAAAATCTGTTTTAACATATGTTGATAGAAGATTTGGAAATGGAAAAATATATAAAGATAATGGTTTTATAGAAATAGGAAAATCAAAACCAAATTATTTTTGGTTTAAAAATGGTGAAATATTAAAAAGATATGATACTCAAGCTAAAAATTTAATAAATATATTATGTGAAAATTTTGATACTAACAAATCAGAGTTTGAAAATATGACAAATGCTGGATATATTAAATGTGAAGATGCTGGAAATTTAATATTTGCGAAAATATATTAATGAGAGATTATTAAAAAATAGCGCGTGAATAAAAATTATGGCAGATCAACAAAATTCTTATGTAGTTCCTGATTTATGTATTGGTACATGGAGACTAAATGGTGATGACAAATGTCTTGAAAATGAAAAACATATTCAAGAAGAATATATTGCCGAACAATTAGAAATTTCAGGTGTCACGGTTAATGTTTTTAAACTTTTAGGTGTTCATGAACAAGGACATTTAATAGATTTAACGGGAAATGGGTTTCCATTATCCGGTGGAACTATGGTAGGTTATAATTCTAGTAATGCATTTGACATATCTCCATTAACATGGAGATCATCTCAAACAGGTTTATCTGTGTTGACCACACCAGCTTTTTTAGGATATAATTTTGGAACTAAAAAAACAGTTTATTCAACTGAAAGTTATGCTCCACCAGCACCAATAAGACAACATATAACAACATTAAAAATAAAACAAGGAGCACTTTCACAAAACAGAGCAACTCAAATTCGTATTGAACAAGCAGATGGAAAAGTTTTTCCATTAACAACAGCATTTTCTGGTGTTGGTAATGGTGTTGTAAAACATATTCAAAGTGGTCCAAAAGCAACAGTTGATTTAATTGTTATTTCAGCTACTTCGCCAACAACATTTTCCGTAACATCTAATACGTATGGATTCCTTGGAACAGCTACTGTTGGTATACCATTTAACAATATCTATATTTCATTTATAATAGAAAATGGAATTATTCCATTTTCTATTGGAGATACTTTCTATATAAATTTACAATTGGTTTGGAATAGAGTTGATGTTGTTAATCTTCCAGACACAAATAATTTAGAAACAATTCATTTTAAATCATCCTCACCTGCGCAATATTGGAGAATAGTTCCACTGATGTTTAATGGAGTTTCAGTTAATGAGCCATGGGAAATAGATAAATTAGAATTAATAGATTATCAAGCAACACATATTGATAATATACAGGATATTTTCTTTTTGGAAAATAGAGATAGGGATTATTCACAAATCTCTTCACCTTTAAAATGTCAATATTCACCATTTGATAGTGTTGGTGATCTTGGAAAATTTGGTTTGAATATTCTTGATCAATATATTTTCACAGTATCATTTGCAAAAATGGTCGAATCATTGGGAAGGCCAATAGTTACTGGTGATATTTTAGAATTGCCATCAGAATCACAATATGATCATAATTTAAAACCAATCAAAAAATATTTAGAAGTAACAGATACAAGTTGGTCAGCAGAAGGTTTTAGTCCACAATGGAAACCACTCATTTATCGTTTTCAAGCTGAACAATTAATACCATCCACAGAACATAGAGATATTCTTGGTACTAGGGATACTGCATTAAAAGTTGATGATTCTACATTTTTAGAAGGAATTCAACAAATAGAAACAGTTACTCTTCAATCATCTGAGAATATTCAAAGAGATGCTGATAGTAATGTTCCTGAGGTTGGAGCTCAAGGACAAGAAATAGCATCTGGTATGGCACAAAAAATACTAAATGCAAATGAAAGACGTGAAGGTTCATATGATGGAAATGATATTTATATAGAAGATGCAATACCACCAGATGGAATTCCATATACAGAAGGATATAAATTACCTGTTACAGCAGTAGATGGTGAATATTATAGATTATTATATCCAGATTATACTAAAATACCAGCAAGACTTTATAAATATTCAGCTATAAAAAATAAATGGATATATGTTGAAACAGATAGACGCGGCGAATATTCATCATTTAAACCATCTATTAGAAGTATGTTACGTTCAACTAATAAAAAATCATTGAAGGAATAATTTTACATAATATGTTATCATTTAAAAACTTTTTAACAGAATCAGAAGAAATAATTTTTAAAACATATTCTGATGAATCAATTTCTGATATAGCTGATGTTATAATTAAAAATTGTAAACCATTTTTGAATGAAATTAATAATGAACCTACAACGTATATAATGTGGCGTGGCACAAAAGAATTAAAAAATATTTTATTATTAAGAAAAACTGTCAGATTAAATCGTAGACCAAGAGATATGGATCAATCTTTATTTATTAAAGTTGATAAATGGTTTAAAAAAAATATGGGAATCCCATTTAGATCTCAAGGTTTATTTGTTTCTGGTAGTTCAACAGTTGCAAAAATATTTGGTTTCCCAAATATAATTTTCCCAATTGGTAATTTTGAATATTGTTGGTCACCAATATATGATGATTTAACAGATAATATTGTAAATCGTATTTCAAGTTTGAAAACAACTGATAAAGAGGAATTTTCATATTTAAAAATGAATGGTTCAAATATTAAAGATTATCATTTAGATGAAATTTTATCAGATGGAAAATTTGTCCTCAATAAAAAATTAAAGTTAGCATTAACTAAATATGAACGTAACGAAATTATTATTTCATGTAAAGAATATTTTATATTAGATGCAAAACGGAATGACGTATATCCAAAAATTTTAGGAGAAATAGAAAATAAATTATGGTAACGTTAAAACAATTTTTAGTTGAAGAAAATAAATCTATTATTTCGTTTAATGAAATTCAAAATGATCTAGATAAAGCGTTAGATAAATCTATCTAGATGATTTAAATTATGAATTTGATTCAGGACTAGAAAATTTTATTAAAAGAAAAATATTGAAATAATGATTCAATGTAAAAACTGCAATAAATTTAGAAGAAGATAAAAATCTTATTATTTTAAAAAGAATAGAGAAAGAAAATAATCAATTGTAATTATATTTTTTAATTAGTTCTTTAATTGTTTCAATTGGAATATATTTTCCAGTTTTTTTCATATCTTGATATATAAAACAATGTGAGCACATATTATCATTGGTATCTTCAATTTGACCTGTTAACATTAATCTTGCCTTTTGTATTTTTTCACTATTAATGACATTCATTAATCCATCTGTAAATGCATTTCCACCAAATGGAATTCTTAAAAATCTACAACATCCAAATACTTCTCCATCTGTATTAATTTGTGGTGATATCCACATGTTATTACACATTGTAGAAAGATAACTTATATTTTCATTATTTTTTAAATGATCTTTTACATTTGTATATTTAAAATTAGTTTCTTTTTTTACAAAATCTATATTTTTGATTGGAGAAAAATTATCATCCCAATTTAATTTTGTTTCAAATTGCATATTTTTATCTTTTGCTATTTTTCGTGCTAATGGTATTTCATGTTCATTGTGACCAAATACTATAAATGTCCATTTTAAATATGGATATGATGAATCATAAATCTTTTTAAATTCGTTAATTTTATCAATATTATTCATTACAGTTTGAAAATTTCCACCTATTCTATATTGCTCATAGGTTTTTTGGCTAGCACCATCTATAGAAATTTTCATACTTTTAATTCTATATTTTACTAAACCCTCTAAGACATTTAATTTAACATTATTTAGATTAACACCAACATCGATAGTCAATTCAACATTTTTTTCGAATGAATATTTGAAAATTTCTAATAAATCTGGGTTTAGAAAAACTTCTCCATGATTAGCTAATTCAATACTTTTTATCCATGGGTTTTTATCAATTAAGTCTTTAAATTGTTCTATATGAACATAACCAGTTTTTTCTTTTGTTGGTAGATATGTCATTGGACATGATGGACATTTTAATTGACAAAAAGATGTCATATCTAAACGAATTTTTTTGGGTTTAATTATTGTGATGTCTTCATTCATAAGATATATTTATTTTTATAAATATACGTGAAATATAAGTTATAATTTATTTATAAAAAATTTAATATACGTTTTATATTATTTAATTATGTCAAAAGTAAATGTATTAATATTCACAGATAATTATATAATTGATAATCCTGGGTTCTTTTTACGTGGTTCTGGTTCATATCGTATAGCAACTGAAATACGTAAAGCTGGATTTACATGTCAAGTAATTGATTTTTTTGGATTTATGACTAAAAATGATATTGAAAAAATAATAGATAAGTACGTAGGAGTTGAAACACTAATAGTAGGAATTGGTAGCACATTTATAACAAAATCATTAGATGATGATTTTGTTAATAATTCTAATACATTAACATTTGTAAAAAATAGATCAAAATTATTATCACAAAATAATAATGTAGCTAATAATATTAATGGTCTATATTCATTTAACAAAGAAAATATGAAATATATATTTAATTTGTGTAAAGAGAAAAATCCGAAAATAAAATTTGTTTACGGTGGTGCTAAATCAGAAATGCATAATAGAAATACAACTTTTATAGATTGTTTTTTTGATAGGAAAAATAATGATCATGATATAGTTGATTATTTAAATAATATAAAAAATAACATACCATTATTGACTAATGAATTTTATCCAATTAGACAATTTAATTTTGTAAATGATGGTCATATATTATGGCATGAATCAGATCATATTTTTCAAAATGAAGTATTACCGATAGAAATAGCTAGAGGATGTATATTTAAATGTAAATTTTGCTCAGAACCAAATATTGGTAAAAAGAATTTTGATTTTATTAAAAATCCTATCGTATTAAAAGAAGAATTTATTAGAAATTATGAATTGTTTGGAATAACGAATTATGTATTTTGTGATAGTACATTTAATGATAGTACATATAAATTAGAATTATTATATAATAATGTATTTAGTAAATTACCATTTAAAATCAATTTTGGATGTTATTTAAGATTAGATTTATTAAATGCACATAGAGAGCAAATTGATTTATTAAAAGATATGGGGTTACATAGTGCACTTTATGGTATTGAAGCTATCAATTCTGTTGTATTAAAAAATATAGGTAAAACATTAACATTAGACAAGTTAGAAACTATTGTACAAATATTAAAAGATAAATGGAAAAATAAAGTTTTTACTACAGCAACATTTATTTTAGGTCTTCCTGGAGAAACACGTAAATCGTTAGAAGAATTTAAAAAATTTTTAATAAATGATGCATTAAACTATTTTTCAAGTATTGGAATTCATCCTTTTATATTAGGTTCTAAATCTGAAATTGGATTAAATCCAGAAAAATATGGATATAAAATACTTGGACGTATTAATTTAAATGATTATGATCCTACAATTTATAACATTAACAAAATACCATTTAATTGGTATTCAAAAGAATTAGATTTAAATTTTAGTGACGTCGTTAAATTATCAAGAGACTTAATGCAAATTGTTTGTAGAGACACGCGTTTTTCTCCTGGTGGTTTAGGTATTATAGGATATAAAAATTTAGGAATCAATATTGAAGATAAAAATATACCTTCATTACATATAAGTGAAAAAATATTAGCAGAAAAAATAGAAACATATAAAAATAAACTTTTAAATTAAAAAAATATTTTATATAGTAGTATTAATAAAAATTAAATAAAAACATAATAAATAATTAAGTATTAATTTTTAATTGGATAGCATAAATGATAGATTCTTTTTATTATGATGAACAAATACGAACGTATTTATTACAATTTTGTGCTATTTTTTCAGGTTTAAAAATTAAAACTGGAAAAGGTCAAACAGGTCAAGAAGAGTTTATATCGGTTCCTATTCATATAGGAAATAAAGATCGTGTTGTAGCTGCAATAATTGCTGGAAATACACATAATAAAATGTTTTCACTTCCTATTTTAAGTGCAAATATTCAGTCAATTGAATTAGCACCAGAACGAAGAAAAGGAATTAACGTTGTAGATAATAGAGTGTTTATGCAAGCTGGAGGTGTATTTCCTGATGATCTTAGGATTGCATCTAGAGTTATGCCAATCCCATATAATTTGGGAATAGAATTAGCAATATATTCATCTAACACATTACAATTACATCAAATTTTAGAACAAATTTTAATGTTATTTGACCCAACATTACAAATTCAAACAACAGATAAACCGTTTGATTGGACAAAAATAACAACAGTTGAATTAACTGGAATTAATAATGAAGAAAATTATCCAGTAGCAACTGAAAGAAGAATAATCGTTTGGACTCTTAATTTTATGTTACCTATTTGGATTAGTCCACCAATGGATATTAAGGATGAAGTTGTTAGAAAAATTATTATTCGTATTGGTGATTTAGATGGATTTAATATTAATGAGTTTGATGAAAATGGAGAACTCCAACCATTTGAAACTGTATATTCAACTTCTGTAGTTGAAGGTTAAAAATAAATGTCAGGCGTAAATATATTAATTTCCACAGATTCTCCTCATGGTAGAAATCACCTTATATATTGGGGGGCTGATTCATATAGGATAGCAACAGAAATTAGAAATGTAGGTTATACATGTAAAATTAATGATTTTTTTAGATTAAAGGTAACTTAAGTTTGATTGACTCAACATTTGGTATATCAGAAGAATATTTACATAACAAAAGTTTAAATAAATCACTATTAAATCAAATAGAAAAAATATATTTAATTTAGATAAAATACAAGAATATAAATAATTATGAAAGTTAACGTACTATTATTTACTGATAATTTTTTTAATTATTATTTCATACGTGGTGCAGGAACATATCGTATTGCTACAGAAATACGTAAAGCTGGTTATACATGTCAGGTAGTAGATTTTTTTGGTTTCATGACACATGATGAT